GAACTCTAAATATGACAATGAGATGTTGGTTATTGATACTGAACAGAGTATGACTTTCTTAGGTTTGGAAGAACAAAGGGAAGAGAAACAGAGGGATAGAATCAAGGAACTCATGGAGAAGCGTAAGCAACGTGAGGGACAACAAAACTAAACAATAATAAATTATGGTAAATTTTAATACTATGAACAGTAAAGAAACTCGTTATGTAATTAAGAGGAGTGGTGAAGAGGTAATCTTTGAAGCGGAGAAAATCAAATACGCAGTACTGAAGGCGATGCAGTCAGTGGGTGAGGTTGATGATGAAATGGCAGAAAAGATTGCGAGAATCACTCGTAAGGGAATCTTCAGAGATGATAAAGATAAAGTTCCACACGTAGACGAAATCCACGAAATGGTTGAAAACAAATTGATGGATAATGGTCTTAACGACGTAGCAAGAGAATATATCGTGTACCGTGCAAAACACAGACCTGATATCTTCTCAAAGAGAACCAATCTTAAACCTTATGAATACCCAAATCTTAATGAGTATGTAGATGCTATCAGACACTCATACTGGGTACACACTGAGTTTAACTTTACATCAGACATCCAAGATTTCAAAGTTCACTTGGATAAGAAAGAAAAAACCGCAGTAAAAAGAGCGATGTTGGCAATCTCACAGATTGAAGTTGCAGTTAAAACGTTTTGGGGTGACATCTACAAAAGGATGCCGAAACCTGAAATTGGTAATGTAGGTGCAACATTCGCAGAATCAGAAGTAAGACACGCAGATGCGTATTCTCATTTGATTCAATTGTTGGGTCTTAACGCAGAGTTTGAAACTCTTATGGAAGTACCGGCAATTCGTAGAAGAATCAAATACTTAGAGAAGTCAATTTCAAACTCAAAGTCAGTAGAAAACAAAGACTACTTTGAGTCTGTAGTGTTATTCTCTATGTTCGTAGAAAATGTGTCGTTGTTCTCACAATTCTTGGTTATGTTATCATTCAACAAACATAAGAACATGTTGAAAGGTATTAGTAACGCTGTTGAGGCAACATCAAAAGAAGAAAATATCCACGCAGAGTTTGGGTTTGATTTGGTAAACCTTATCAAACAAGAGAACCCATCATGGTGGACAGAAGGATTACAGGAAGACCTTATCAATGCGACTATGGAAGCATTTGAGGCAGAAACAGAAATTATAGATTGGATTTTTGAGGAAGGTGATTTGGATTTCTTGACGAAAAGTCAGACTATGGAATTTATTAAACATAGATTTAATGTATCATTAAACTCTATTGGTCTTGAAAGTATTTTTGAAATCAATGAGGCGTTGTTGGAAACGACTGAGTGGTTTGATGATGAAATTCTGACTACAAAACACACAGATTTCTTCAACAAAAGAAGTATTAACTACAGTAAGAAATCTAAATCAATTACATCAAACGATTTATTTTAACAAAAAACATTAACAAAAAATGAACGATAGAAAACCATTTGAATGGATTAACGAAGAATCAATTACCTTCCTACAAAGAGGATATCTTAGTGAGGGAGAGGAACCGTTGGAAAGAATTAGAACAATCGCAGACCACGCTGAGAACCTTTTAGGTATTGAAGGTTTCGCAGATAAATTTTATGACTATATGGGTAAAGGATGGTACTCACTATCATCACCTGTATGGGCAAACTTCGGTAAGAAGAGAGGTCTACCAGTAAGTTGTTTCGGTTCTAACATCGGTGACAATATTGAGTCAATTCTTTATACACAAGCAGAGGTTGGAGAGATGAGTAAGATGGGTGGAGGTACCTCAGGTTACTTTGGTAACATCAGAGAAAGAGGTGCTGAAATTACTGACAACGGTCTTGCACCAGGTTCGGTACACTTCATGAACTTGTTTGAGAGTGTTGTAGATAACATTTCTCAGGGTTCAACACGTCGTGGTCGTTTCTCACCATATCTACCAGTTGAACACCCTGATATCATGGAGTTCTTGGAGATTGGTACGGAAGGTTTCCCAATTCAAGACTTAACTCACGCGGTTACAGTGACTGATGAGTTTATGAATGAGATGATTGCTGGTGATGAGGAAAAGAGAGCGATTTGGGCAAAGGTAATCCAAAGAAGAGGTGAGATTGGTTATCCATACATCATGTTCCACGATACGATGAATAACAAAACAGTTGATGTATACAAAGACAAAGGTGCAAAGATTTACAACTCTAACTTATGTTCAGAGATTGCTCTTCACAACTCTGAAGAAGAGTCATTTGTTTGTGTATTGTCATCAATGAATGTTCTACACTACGACGAGTGGAAAGATACCGACGCAGTTGAAACGATGACTATGTTCTTAGACGCAGTTGTTACAGAGTTCTTAACTAAGATTGAGGACATTAGAGACAACGGAACTATTGAAGGTAAGAGAGGGTTCTTCTATTTGGAGAAAGCTTACAACTTCGCTAAGAGACAAAGAGCGTTAGGTTTGGGTGTGTTAGGATGGCACTCACTACTTCAATCACGTGGATTAGCTTTTGATACAAGAGACACTGCAAGATTGAATGTTGAGGTATTCAAACTTATCAAAGAGAAATCATACGCGGCTTCAGAGAAGTTAGCTGAGATGTTCGGTGAACCAGAATACCTAAAAGGTTATGGTAGAAGAAATGTTACGTTGAATGCTATTGCACCAACAACATCTTCAGCGTTTATCTTAGGTCAGGTATCACAATCAATTGAACCAATTTGGTCTAACTGTTATGTGAAGGACGTTGCTAAGATGAAGGTAACCATCAAAAACCCAGTATTAAAGAAAGTATTGGCTGAGTTGGGTAAGGACACCAAAGACGTATGGAACAGTATCAAACAAAATGATGGTTCAGTACAACACTTGGACTTCTTAAGTGATGAACAAAAGGATATCTTCAGAACATTTGCTGAGATTAACCAATCATCAATTATCAACCAAGCTGCGGTTCGTCAAGATTACATTGACCAATCACAATCACTAAACTTAATGATTTCACCTGACATGCCGACAAGGGATGTTAACAAACTTCTTATTGAGGCTTGGCAGTTGGGTGTTAAGACATTATACTACCAACACTCAATGAATTCAGCTCAAGCTTTTGCAAGAAAGAAATTGAATTTGAATGACTTACAGTGTGTTGCTTGTGAAGGTTAATTGTTATTTTTAACAAACAACAAATATAAAAGAGGACTTCGGTCCTCTTTTTTTTATAATTTATATTGTTAAAGTATTTATAGGTAATGGCTGACGGTAAAACATACGGTATTAATTTTCCTTTTCAGGATAGTAAAGATGGTAAGTATCTTTCTCTTTCACAGACTGCTGATGAGGAGATTAGAACTGACTTACTTCATTTGATACTTACCAGAAAGGGTAGTAGATATTATTTACCTGATTTTGGAACACGAATTTATGAATTTATTTTCGAACCGATGGATGGTACAAGCTTCGAAGCAATCAAAGAGGATATTACAAATTCGGTTGAAAAGTACATACCTAACTTAACAATTAATGAAATAACGATTACACCTTATTTGGATGATTTAGATGCGCAAGGTGATTTGAATACTGAAAAGTTAGGTATCGGTGGTATATATAGAATACCAGGTCGTGGTGTTGAAGAATATACGGCAAAATTGAGAATAGATTATACCATCACCGACAATACATTCCAATCAAAAGATTTCATAATCATCAATATTTAATAGTAGATGGCAGGTAAAAAGATTTCATATACAGAAAGAGACTTCGAAGGTCTAAGACAGGACTTAGTAAATTATACTAAACAGTACTATCCTGAACTTATAGACAACTTCAATGATGCTGCGGTTTATTCAGTGTTAATGGACCTCAACGCCGCGATAGGTGATAACTTAAATTACCATATTGATAGAAGTATTCAAGAGACTGTTCTACAATACGCCCAACAACGTTCATCTATATTCAATATAGCCAGAACTTATGGATTGAAGATACCAGGTAATAGACCATCGGTGGCTATTGTCGATTTTTCGATTACGGTACCGGCACTTGGTGACCAAGAAGATTCAAGATACTTAGGTATTCTTAGAGCCGGTTCACAAGTTATTGGTGCAGGTCAAGTATTTGAGAACGTATATGATATAGACTTTGCATCTCAATACAATAATGAAGGTTTCCCTAACAGAACTAAAATCCCTAATTTTGATTCTAATAATGTATTGGTAAACTATACCATCACAAAAAGAGAGGTGGTTGTTAACGGTCTAACCAAAGTATTCAAAAAAGTAATCAATCCTAACGATGTTAAACCATTCTTCGAATTCTTCTTACCTGAAAGAAATGTATTAGAAGTTGTTGATATCATACAAAAAGATGGTACGTCATTCCAATCAACACCAACATATACTGAATTTGTTAACGCACAGGATAGATGGTATGAGGTGGAATCGTTGGCAGAAACGACTGTGTTTGTTGAAGATAGTACTAAACCATCTGATGTACCTGGTATCAAAGTAGGGAAGTATATAGAAACAGAAAACAGATTTATCACTGAGTATACACCTAATAATTTTATGAAAGTACAATTTGGTGGTGGTTCAACAACGGCCGATGACCAATTGGCTGAATTTGCAAGAAACGGTGTATCGTTGAGAATTCAAGATTACCAAAATAATATTGGATTGGGTAGGACGGTTAAGGCGAATACAACATTATTTGTCAAATATAGAGTAGGTGGTGGTGCGGCATCTAACATTGGTGTGAATGCAATCAATCAAGTTGGGACTGTGAATTTCTTTGTAAATGGTCCATCAAATAATAACAATCAAACAGTCGTCAATTCATTGACTGTAAATAACGTAACAGCTGCTATCGGTGGTGCTAATCAACCATCTATTGAAGAGGTAAGAAATATGGTAACATTCAACTTTGCATCTCAGAACAGAGCGGTTACCATCAATGACTACAATGCTTTAATAAGAAAAATGCCAGGAAAATATGGTGCACCCGCTAAGACGGCAATCACTGAAAAAGACAATAAAATCAATATCAATGTTTTATCATACGATTCTAATGGTAGTCTAACACAGACAGTATCGAATACATTGAAACAAAATATTGCCAATTATTTGTCTAAATACAGAATGATTAATGATTACATTTCTATTAATGTAGGTCAGGTCATTGATTTGGAATATGATTTATCTGTTGTTTTAGATTCAGGTCAGAATCAAGGAACTGTTATCACAAAAATTATTGATGAGGTATCAAGATTTATGGCTCCGACTGATAGAACAATGGGTCAGAATATATTCGTTTCTCAGTTGAAACAAATCATTCAAAATGTTGGAGGTGTAATATCAATCACTGATTTGAAAATCTATAATAAAGTCGGTGGACAATATTCCTCTTCAGAAACATCTCAAAGATATTCTGATAATGAGACGAAAGAGATTCAATTAATAGATGAGACAATCTTTGCCGAACCATCACAAATCTATCAAGTGAGGTTCCCTGAGAAGGATATTAAGGTCAGAGTAAAGAACCTTAAAAACGTCGACTACAAATAATAATAATTTACATCAGATACTTGTGGGTTTACATTTGTAAAATGGATAAATAAGTATTTATCTTAAAACTGCATTATGTCTAAGTCATATAGAATACGTACAAAATTAGGGACAGACCAAAACATTCGTGTGAATGTTGAGCAAGACTTTGACTTCCTCGAAATCTTATCGTTGAAGTTGAGACAGGAAGATGTCTATTCCAGATTCTGTGCTGATTATGGTGTGGTTGTTGGTAGGGTTGTTGCCAACAGTGGTTTTGGTATTCCAAACGCGAGGGTGTCTATCTTCATTCCTGTGGATGATATGGACCTCGAAGACCCGGTAATATCTACTTTGTATCCATACAAGAGTCCAACTGATAAAAACGAGGACGGATACCGTTATAATCTATTACCATACGAGAAACAATACAATGGACATACTCCGACAGGGACTTTCCCTTCGAGGTCTGATGTGATGACTCGTAGTGAGGTGTTGGAGATTTATGACAAATACTACAAATTTACGGTAAAAACAAACACATCGGGTGACTTTATGATTACTGGTGTACCATTGGGTAGTCAGAAAATCGTATTGGATATGGACTTATCAGATATGGGTTGTTTCTCTTTGAGACCTCAGGATTTGATTAGAATGAACATGGGGGTTGCAGAACAGTTCGACGGTTCTAACTTCAAAGCTTCCACAAATATTGATGAATTACCACAAATTATTAGTTCAGTAAAAGATATTGATGTGGCATCCTTTTGGGGTCAAGAAGACTTATGTAACATTGGTATTACGAGAAACGACTTCGATTTAAGGGATTTGGGTATTGAGATTCAGCCAACAGCGGTGTTTATGGGTTCAGTCTTCAGTGATGTTGAAAGTAGACCTGTAAAACCAAACTGTAAACCGAGAACAGAACAGGGTGACTTATGTAACTTAGCTACGGGACCTGGTGAAATTTTAGCGGTCAGACAGACTATTGATGTGGATGAGAATGGTGACCCTGTGTTGGAACAATACAGTTTACCAAACTCAGGTAAAGTAATTGACGAGAATGGTGCGTTCGTCACTGATATCCCAATGAACTTAGATTATGTGGTTACCAATGAATTTGGTGAGACCGTATTATCTAACGACCCGACCATTGGTATTCCAACAAAGGGTAAGTATAGATTTAAGATTAAGTACCAATCTGAAGAGAATGGACCACCTTTCGAGGGTGACCAAATTTTCCCGATTGTTGGGGAGGTACAAAGAGCCAACTTTATTGTTCCACAAATCCGTGAGTATGGGTGGAATGGTAGTGTACAAAATTCAGGAGTAGACCCAGCAACTAAAGATACTGAGACTATAGTTGAGGTAGATTTCACTAACCAAAGTCAGATTACTGAGACAAAAAGTATTTCGATACCGTCAAATACTACGGTTACTGTTCCTTATAATAAGAATCTTGAAGCAATCAATCTGACAGTCAATGGTGTTGTTAGAAATGAAAAGTGGATTGAGTTCCCTAATGGTGGTACATTAACTATTGAGGTTACTAAGACTACGATTGAAGTTGGGAACCCACCACAGACTCTTGGTCAGGATGTTACTGTTGAGGTGAAACAGTATGACTACGATTACATTCAATTCCAAAAGTCTTATGCGTTCTCATTGGATTGGGATGAATATGCAGATAAAGATGCTGCGGTACAATGTGAGGATTCGTTCTATTTGATGAACTACAACAAGGTTTATACTCCGTCACAGATGATTGACGAGTATAGGTCGGGTTATGGTCGAGCGAGGTTCTTGGGTATTAAAGAAATTTTGGATAGAGGATGTGAGAACGACACCAATAAGTTCCCAACGAATGATGGGGTTAGAAACTTCAGTCTATTATTTTTAATTGTTAATCTATTAGTTACACTATTTACACCCATACTATTAGCTATTACAGTGGTTGGTCATGTAATTTGTTTCCTGTGGCCTATTTTAAGACTTCTCTTATCGGTCATTTTATCAGTGATATTTGCAATATTTGTATTGTTGTGTAATATTATCAATGGGGTTGCATGGTTGTTTGGTGCAAGAGTTAAATGTCCGAAATATTCACGTATAAATTTACCAAAAAAATGTCCGTTATCTGCAATTCCTTTACCAAACTTATCATATCCTGAGTGTCAGGCTTGTGCTTGTGAGGGTAGAGAAGCTGGTGAGGCTGAAGGTCAAAACTTACCTGAAATAGAAGATAATACGACTTTACTAATTGATTCTAATGTAAACACTTTCTACGACAGGTTAGTGGGTTATAATGATGATGAAAAGGCCGATTGGACTAAATTTACGTTTGGTTTCCAAACGGTTATGGCCGGTAATGATATATATGAGGGTGACAATGAGATTAAATCACTAACTCCTTGGTTGAAGGGTGGGGATAATCCACAAGCTAAGGCAAAGACATGGTCAAGAGACTTAACCCTAAGTGAGAGGTTTAATTTATTCAATGTTAAGGCAAAATACCACCAATTTGGTGGACAAAATAGGATTGATACTTATGTAAATCCAACTCAAAATAATTTCAAAAAACACAGTGATAATGTTTTGATGTTGTTACTCGACCCAGGTCAATTAAATTCGTTCAAATCAGGAACAATAGTCACATTTAATAATCCTGAGAATACAAATGACCCTAATGTTAGTGGGACAACAACAGGTACTACAGTGTTCCAAAATCAAAGTACTTCTAATGTTACAGTTACATATATGGACCCTGATACGTTAGGTTCGGCACAAAAGACATATACAATTACAGGTGAAACCGCAAGTTCAGTAAACTATGAATTTGGTACTGATATTGAGTATTTCCAAGTAATTACAGGTCAGACACTTTCTGAATTTGAAAACACATTACACAGTACTGCTAAAGGATTGTCAACATATGGTACTCCCAACAATACTCTCGGTCAGTTTTACATTTTTGGTTGGCAAAAAGTGGAAAAGTTTTATAGTTTTGGTACTAAAAATCCTGATGTGTACCCAAATGGGAACACCAGTAATAATTATTTCGAACATGAAGTGCCAAATATTAAGCTTAATTCTGATTGGGAAGACCACTGTGTAATATTTTTAGTTAGGGGTGTTGACCCACATACCCCAAGACAAGACATCAAATATGATTTATCAAAATTATATGGGTACAATATGGGTCAAGGTCCACAGGTAAGGGGTAATTTCAAAATGAATATTCCTATTCAACCATATGCAAATGCAAACTCTGATTGGAGAATACCAAGACACAATCGAATTGGTGCAAATGGACAAAACTGTACTGAAACAGGATTACCAATCTATTTTAATTCATTTTCATTTAGTCCAAACAATAACATGTACCAAACCTATAAGAATAAAAACATTAAGTTTTATTCATCGATGGATTATCAGATTGATAATAATCAAATTTATCCTAATAATGCGTTTTATAAAAATTCAGTCAAAACAGAAAACCAAGCAGTAAGGACTGTAAATTCTCCTGGTTCTTGGAGTCAAATGGAAGGTGGTAATAGTGATTGGAAATTTAATTATAGAAATGATGAGGTGGTAGAAGGTGGAAGTCTTATTCAGTCTAAAAATAATGATATTACTGCGGCTCAGAAGTTGGGATTAGGTAATGGTGATTGGTCTTATGTTTCGCCTGTATATTATCAATTAAATCCTAATTTGGATTTACCTATGTTGAATTCGCAAAAAATTGTGATGAGAACGGATAGGTTACCAACATCAGATGACCCATATAAAAGATTCCAACTACATCAAAATAAGAGGTTTGCGATTTATACCGTCGGTGATGATGGTACATCTGTATCGTTCAATTTAGAGTCGAGTGATAGTTTTGGAGATGGAGCAGATGACTTCAATGAAGATGCTGGTGCAATTGCAACACAAATCAATCAGACATTCTCTTGTGAAGGTATGGTACCATTGGAGTGTTATTCAGGTAATGGTGAAACTATTGGTGTATTACCTGAAGATGATAGATGTTACTACATGTCTGATAAAAAGGAAATTAAGAAGATGTACAAAGGTTGTTATTACCTTTTAACTAAGAACTTTGCCTTTGCCGAAGACTTCCAATCTATTGCAGAATGGAGAGCAAGATTCAGAATGATGTTTGCCTTATGTAATAATGTGGTTAGTTTGACATTCGTAAACAACTGGATAAATGGTTCATTGTATATGTATGCATTCCAAAAAGATGACGTATATGGAAATGATGTTAATGAAACTACATTTACCACTTCCCCAACTTATGTTTACTGTAAAGATACCGCTGTCTATCAAATAGTTACTAATTCGTTCTACTATAGGGCTTCCCCATACAATCCTAATCGACCACAAGGTCAGAGATTTATCGGTAGAGATAACACACCATTGGTGAATATCCTTGGACGTTCCAACGGTGCTAATAAGAAGTTCTTGGGTAATCCGACGACTATGATGGATTTAGGACCAAGAGATTTATTCACAAAAGAAATTTGTTATAACCCTGAATTCCAAGGGTACATTGTGGATAAGATTAGAAGTTCGTCATACAACGACACATCAGATATTCTTCAGTTGTTTGCAATTAGTAGATTGACGGACGCAGGATTCTGGGAACAAATAATAGGTTTGGGTGACGGTTCAATTGCAAAACTATTCTCAAGAGATAACCAAAGATTGGATGGTGATATTTCACAATTATTGAGTATCAACTCTGAATTTGGTGTTGTACCTTATTTGGGTTCAAACTATTCGGATAGTCAAATCAAATATATCCAACAACTATCTAATCCAGGTGCTCCTGTTAACGATAGAGTATATGACCCTGTATTGGGTATTTTCTTCAGTGCTAATACTATCAACAGAGATTTGATTAGTCCAGGTAGATTTACGTTTGAAGATACCCTTACAAACTTCTTGACGGATAACTATGGACATAATGACCAATTGGTACCGTACCACAAATGGGAAATAGTTAGTACAGGTTCTACAATCTTCGGAACACAATGGAATGATTGGTATAGTAAGAGGTCTCAGGATGGTATTGGTTCTGTACAGTTCCAAAGTGAAGATAGACTGACCTCACAAAATACCTTCAGTACTAATACATCAATGCCGTCAACACAGAGACCTGGTTACATTTACAATTCTAATATTGTAGGTAATCAAGTTGAGGTGACAGATTCTAAACCAGCATCGTTCCAAAACAAGATACACGCGGGTTCACCGTATTTCTTCTACTTTGGATTGAGAAGGGGTGGTACTTCTATGAATAAGTTCATTGATAAATTTATTCTGAATCAAGAAAAATTATGAGTAAGGAACCAAGTCAAATAAGGATAGTCCCGAGTGAAAAACAATACAAGGGTGCACCAACATTAGATGGTTCTTTAGATGTTACGTTAGAGGGTCAGAAAAGGTTGATGGTTGACGGTGACCGTACTGTTATATTGAATCTGGCAGAAAGATTCGATAAAGAACGTCAGGGTTCAAATTTAATCAGGGTTACCGGTAAACTAACCAACCTTATGGATAATGTCATTTCAGGTAGAACGAATTATACCCCATATCAAAATGTTCTATATTATACTGATGCCCTGAAATCTGTGACAACAAACGTTTGGCAAGGTTATCCGCAATATGATGAGTTTAGTTTTATCAGAACAAGTGGAATCGATGGACATGTAAATTTTATACCAAAGAGTTCAACAACATATAATTGGACCGCTTACCTTTCATATGTTCATGACAATTATACGGGTCAAACAATGACTTATAAGAATGAAGAGTTAAGTGCAACAACGGTATTCAATGTAAGTGATGGTATTCCATTTGCTATCAAAAATAGAGTTGTAAATGGTAAGACCCTTATTACTTTCTATTGTGGTGGTACTCACAATCTAACTGTTGGTGAATATGTTAAGTTATCTTTTGATTATAATGGTGAGAACTACTTTCAAGTATATGAGTTAGGTGACGAAGATTATAAAAGTGAAGGAAAGGTCTTTTCCATTTATAATTTGGGATATACCGGTACCACATTTGGTGATGGAGTTACTGGTACACTTAAGAGAGTTTTAAGTAAAAATAATAAAGAAGAAACCACATCAAAATATTACGTCAGAAGACATAAGATTTTAACAGATGTTAAAGATTATAATATGGCAAAAATGGGATTTGAAAATAACCCATTTAATAATGACACCAAATTAGAATATTCTGCACTAACACCAAATAATATACAACGAACATCAACCAGAAATGGTAGTCAGGTTGTTTCTTTTACATTTGAAAAACAGATTGATATTTCAAAATATAAAGACAATCAAGAAAGACCTCTTACTGAACTTTTTGTGACCATTATTAATAAAGGTTATATGGGTTGGTTCAATAAGCCTTATGGTAGGTCGGCATCTGCTATGAATATTGGTTGGGAATTTAATTGTTTATCGTTAGAAGTTGACCCATGGTGGAGACAGGATAATAGTAATAATAAAGATGATATCCCAACTGCTAATTATCAGGTGAATAATCAGACCTTCTATTACAATAGAAACCTTTCAGAGGGGGACATTATCTTAGGTGATTTCTGTGAATGGAATGACTATGAAATGCAGGAGAATGTTGTATCTCCGATGTTACACAAATATAGTTTTAATCCGAACCATTATCTAAATGATGATACGGTCGTTTTACCGAGTGGGTATTTGTATTATCCTCACCACGCCATTCAGGTTAGAGACTTTTCACCATATGTTGAAACGGGTAACATTGAGGATGTTGAAGGTATCCCTGATTATGCGTTTTATTCGAGTTTCGAGCAGAGATGGAGATGGAGAGACTTATATCCTTATGGGTTTATAGATGCTGAGGGTGTGGGTGTTGACTATCCTTTCTTAAATGGCGCCCATTATCCATTCAAAAATATAAGTTTCTTACAAGTATTGCCACAAAGAACACTGAACTACGGTCTTGGTGTGATAACTCAACCATTAATTGATGACTGTGAATAAGTATAGATTTTCAGATAGAGGTATAGAAAGGGAAATTCAGATTCCTATCGAACAGGGGTGGGACGTTGCTGGACGCGACGACGCAATTGATGTTTTCGAGGAGGAGGTTATTGAACAGGTCATTAATCCAACGGAAGACTTTGAGGTTACACGATTCGACCATAAGATGTATGGTACAACTGCGTCGAGTATAAACTACGAGTTCTACTTCATCAATTCTTTGATTGATGTTACAGGGGCGACATCTACAGATTGGACTAATAGTTACAGTGGTGCTGGATTCAATGACAAAGAAGTTCATTATTACGCCAATTCATTTAAGAATAGTTTCTTTAAGTTAGACTTCTATGATTCCAATAATAGTCAGCAACAGAAATTATATTTTACGGTGGTAATTCCAACACAACAAGGTGAGATAACTTCTGCAGATATTGGTACACCTGTTGTTCCCAACGTTGTGGATATTAGAATACCAAAATACAAATTGGATTACGTGGGAGATAAAGAAGGGTTCTTTATTTACTGGCTGAGAAATAGGGATTATATCAATTTGGACCAATTTTATATGTCAGTAAAATTCTTCAATGGAAAGACAGGTGAGTTTACAAGACTGATGATTCAACCACAATCGAATTTTAGTAATAGATTTAATTTCAATAAGGCTGATAATTTTTATACCAAATTACAATTGGATTATAATAATTATGAATATGAGATGTACAACTTAAATGGTGTACGAATAGGTACAGAAACAAACCCAATAAAATTCTATGAATATGTTAACCCATAATGAAAACACAAAGAACATATATTAAGATTTCTCCTGAGGTCTTGAAGGACGATGTAATTCAAGAAACTTACAGTGGAAATACCTTTGGGGTTTACTCGGGTCTAACAGAGATTTTGAGTGGAGGTACTGATGGTAGTTCTTTACTAACGGGATTGACTATACCTGTGATGTTTACTCAGTCATTCAACGACTTAGGATATTACACACCTTTTGATGGGTATATCTTACAAAAAGATGTGGTAAATAACTTTGTTTATTCTGGTAATCCTAACAATGGGTATGAGGTGTTTGTATATAATACGTCGGATAGAGATTTCAAAAAGTTTTTACAGTTGGCTGATTATATAATTGACTGGGGTGACGGTAGTTCAACACAAAAGATAAATCAGACATCACCAAATAGTCTGTCTCACACTTATCCTTACGCTTCTGAGTTCACTATTACGATGACTCAAACAAACCCGTGGGGGACCACTGAGATTAAAAAAACTATTGAGGTACCTATGGTTGGTGCTACTATACCTAACCCTGATGGTACAATCACATTCACCCCTCAAGGTGGTAGTTGGGCGGGTACACCGTTGAGTTATGACTTTATCTTTAGTGGTGACGCTGAAAATAACATTCAAGCACAAATATCTTCGAATAGTACTACAGTTCCTTTTATTGTTTCGGGGTATACCAAAAGTAAGTTGACGAGTTTGAGTAGTTACGGTTCTGTTAGATATGCAACAAATGTACCGATATTCCAAAACGGTCAGTTGTATGGTGTGATTAATGAAATGGATACAGATTATACTGCCTATACAATTAATAATGTTGATTACTATGATTATCCTGATGGGACAACATTATTTGTTGAAAATTCTTCAGGTATTACTGCGAATGACATCAGTGTTAGTGCGATTACAAAACAAGAAGTATTATTAGACATGGTTTCTTCACCAGAAATTCAGAGTGAAGTATTTATAGACAGAGGCAAGAACTCAGCTTTCGAAGGATTAGAGAGATTGGGGGAAGTTGATAACTTAGGAGACTTGACAAGATATGGTTATGGTTTCTATAAAATTAATGAAAATTAAAAAATGGCATTAGGAACTTATGGTATTACAAGACCTGCGGATATGTCCCCTGAGGATGTAGAAATCATCATGCATTACACGCCGAGTAGAGACGTAACCGAAGATTTTGTACTTAAGAAATTAGACGCGGCTTCTATTTTGACGCCTTATTTCCACAACAACGATACGGGTGGAAATACAAATGAAATTTTGGGTGGAATGTATAATTTAAGATTACCATCCAATGAATTTAACCAAACGGGAATTTACACTTTATATATTCGTCCTGTTGAGATGAGAACGACAATCACTGATTGTGGTGTTTTATCCGCATTACCGAATGTTAAAGGTATCATCATTGATTTGAATAATGTTGACCCACAATTCCGTAACAAATTTGTTGCTCAGGGATTGGTTGGATTTAGAGTGGAATACTTAAATGACAGTGGAACGAAGGTACCAAACTTCTACAGAATTATTACTTCGTCTTTCTATTGTGAGCCTGTAACTACTAATCTTACAAATAGTTCACAAAAGACAATCCGTTATCGTTATGTTGAAAACGGTAGTGATTTATTATTCTGTACGTTGTCACCGTCAAGTGCTCCGTCTAACAAACCAAATGCAACACCATTTATCGGTCAACCAAATCAGGATATCATAATCACGAATACATACTTCAACCCAGTTACATTAGATATTGAAATGGCTGAACACGACATCGATACTCTCGCGATTGCTCTTTACGGTAATCAGACTAAGAGTATGGAGGATGGTATTTACACACTTTATGACCCATCGAATAACATCTACAAACAATACAACTTGTTTGAGATTAGAGATGAGTTCAATAACCTATTGTTTGAGGTTCGTCAGGATAGAGGTGATAATATCGATTTCAGTAAGAACTTCAATAATGTAATTGAGTAATGGCAAGTAAGAAAAAATATCGTTACCCACCAGCACCCCCTTCAGGAGCAGAAACATTCTCACCAGACTTGGTGGGGTTTCAGCTTGTTGATGGTGGTGGTCTGACGCAGGGTAACTTTGAATTTACTACTGCTATTGTTGAGAAGGTCAATCGTACTTTTGAAACGGGTGTCTTTTCCAATCCATTTACTTTGGAGAATATGGATATGGAGAACCTCGAAGAGTCGAGAAAGATTTGGGCTCGTAATTTTGGGGTATATCCTAACTATGATGTTTCTGTTGTTACCAATTTCTCTTACTACGGCTCATTACAAAAAAGATTATCATCTTCGATTACGAGAATTATCAACTTCTTTCCTGCTGCATTGGAGGTTGATTTGATTTTCACTGACTATACGACTGCCAGTACGGTGACTAATGTGTCATACGATGCTGTTGAAGATGAAACAACTTTCGATATTAGTGTTAGTCGTATCAAAAATCCATTTGATATTGACTACAGTAGAAATGCCGATAGAAATATGTCTCTACGTCCGATGGAGACTTCGCCATATAGAAATCTAACGAGAATGTACCTTAGATATTCTTTATTTGTGGGTACTGGTGAGACTGAATACAAGGTTCAGGACTTTACACCATCCACTTCACTATCCGCAGGTACAATACAGGTGGTAGTTCAGGGTAAACCTTTCGGTTCTGCAACCTCTTCAATGGAGAATATCATCTTAAGACCTAATAAATTCTATACAGAAGAGATTTTTGATGATGCATTCGATGAAGTAGAGAAGTTTTTATTGAATAGATTGGTAACTCCGAAGTATACTGCATTATTCAAAGTACCAAGAGAGGATGAACAAGGTAGATACTATACTTCAGTTGAGAATATCACTTGGCCAATCAGAGGTTTATGGAATTTAGACATTAGTACAATTAGTTTTGACAACTATCTAAACAGAATCAACGAAATTTCTGAGGTAATGGACCGTTACAAGACCAATCTTATCAGTAGATTCTTGGTAACAGGTGCGTTTAAGGACTTCGATACTGGTGACCAAAAGATGGAGAAGGTTCTACAGATTTATGGTAGAAGTTTTGATGAGACTAAGAAGTTTATCGACGGATTGGCATACATCAACTCAGTAAATTACAATCCAAAGGATGATATCCCTTCTGTTTTATTGAAAAACTTGGCACAAACACTCGGCTTTGACATTAATATTTCACCGATTACTGAAGATGACTTCTTAACTTCGGTATTTGGAACCAAAAATCAGTCTATATACCCTGGTCAGACAAGGGATAAGACACCTCAGGAGTTAGACTACGAATATTATAGAAAACTTATCATAAACTCAGGATATTTGTACAAATCTAAGGGTACAAGAGCAGGGTTGGAGTTTTTAATGAGAATGATTGGTGCTCCGAAAGCATTAGTTGAATTCAATGAGACTGTTTATATGGCCGATGGTCCTATCAACCTTCAACAATTCGAAGAAGAGTTGGCAGAACTTAGTGGTGGTACAAAATTGGATATTTTACCTGTTTTGGTACCTAATAGTACCTACAAAATTAAGGGTGAAACATATACTGCCTTTACACCTCAGTCGGTGACTACCTTTACTCAAGAGGTTAGAGGTGATTTCCCAATGGATGATGAAGGATACCCTAAAGCGGTCTCAGAAACTGATAGTTACTACTTCGAAATGGGGTCTGGTTGGTTTGAACAAACACCACAACATAGAGCCAATGAAAGTATTGATGTTGCCAACTCTAATTTTACGGGTTCAAATCCTAATATTCAGACTACATTAGAGCCTTACACTTACGGTGAGAAATATTTCAACAAGTTCCGTAATTTCCCTAATATGAATTTGGGTTACGAACTCAAATCAGTCATAGATAACAAGAAATCATGGACAGAAGAGAATGTTGGTATAAGAAAAGGTACTGGTGAGTTCACTTCATACTATAACGTAGTAGACGAAAGATTAGTATTGAATAGAAAGAACATTGAGTTGTTTATGAATATGGGTCAGGGTCTTACATACGATGTATGGCAAATGAGTAGAGACCGAGGGTACCCAATTCCTGCGACGGGATTGACTTCACCATACCCATCACCTGGTGGTATTGATTGGACTGTGATTGACCCGAGACCGAAGGACAAATCATTCTTTGAGTTTGCTCAATCGTTCTACAAGAACATGATTAATGTTCGTAACAGACAAACGAGTAATGGTGGTTACTTGACTTTAGCCTCTTTGTATTGGAAATACTTAAATTCTCAACAGGATGTAAACATACCTTCTAATCAGTACACTTACCAAAAGATGATTGACTATACCAATGGTATTGGTGACTACTGGATGAGATTGGTGGAACAGGTAATTCCTGCATCTACACTATGGAATGGTGGTCAGAGAATGGAGAATGCGGTATTCCACAGACAGAGTCACGTATATAGAGTTCAAAGAGGTTGTGAGATTATCGAGGTGGATTGTGTTCCATGTACGACCGACGGTCCTTTATGGAATTACGATTGTACAGACCAAACGGTTGATTGTAATTTCTACCCAACCAATAGATTTAATCAGATATTATCTCAGCAGATTAACTCTGTGGTTTCTTCGAGTGGGTACACCACTTTCGAATGTGATATCAATAGTGTAGTTAGTGAATGGTATATAGATTTAAGATTAGACTCAGATATCTTGGTGCAGGAGAAATTCTACACAGGATATGGGGGTAGTGATGCACCTACAAACACAGATTGGTTGAACGCGGCAATTGCACACTTCCAGTATTTATATCAAGATGGTTTAAGTTACTCTATTAATGGTAACACAATCACTTTTAGTAATACGGGATGTAATCCTGATTTTACCGATAAGACAATCACCTTGAATGTGGGTATAAACATAACAATTAACTGTGGCTAATGGCTTGTCAGACGTATAGTTTTAGGTGGAGTACAACTCAGTCTACTGTGGAAAATGGTGGTGGGTTGGTCGTCGATGGTTCCTTTAATATTGCGGGTTCGGTTCCTGCTGTTAATGATACTGTTCATGGTAATACAACTTGTAATTCGAGTATTAGTAGTGGTGGTGTTAATTATTATGTTGCGATTGATAGTGTATCTACATTAAGAAATAAGATTTATACTGTGGATGGTAGTTTTTCTGCGAACAACGGTAAAATCATTGCAATTAATGATGTTTGTGGTTTATTAAAAAACCCATCGTTTGATATATTCCAAAATGACTTAGGGACTTGTGCCTCACCTTGTAATGCTACGACAGGTTCAACGGTTGATGGGACTTTTTGTTCAAGAACGAGTAACGGTCAATATACCTTCTACCCTCAAGAGTGTATACCTTATTGGAATACAACGGCGACTGATAATACTATTGAGGTATGGGGAAATAATTACCAAGGTGTGCCGGCTTATGAGGGAACTAATTTTATTGAAATCAATGCCTCTTCCAGTGCTTCACAGGCGTTATACCAAACATTTAGTGCAAGTATTGGTACCTCTTACCAACTTCAGTTTGCCCACCGTGGTAGAAATGGGTTCTTAAATACGATGCAAGTTGGTCTTAGTGGTTCAACTGGTATTAACTTTTTTCCTATTGAATATACTGGTTCGACTACTCAATGGAATTTACACGCCTACGGATTTACAGCATCAGAATCTGAATATAATTTAATATTCTCAGCCACTTCGAGTCAAAATGGTGGTAACTTCCTCGATGCTATTGATATTGTATGTCCAAGTGAATTTATAACTCAAAGTCCAACACCGTCGGGTGTACCTGCTTCACAAACACCTACACCAACACCGTCTAATACACCACCTGTCACTCCAACCATATCACTTACTACTACACCTACTGTGAGTCCGTTACCTTTATATCTATCGGGATGTACAGGTGGTACGGTATACCAAGTGATAAGGTCATCATGGATGGCTTCAACTACTGGGACTGTATTAATATCAGGTGATACTAATATACCTGATGGTTGTTATACATTTATAGCTGAGACATCACATGTTGGTCCTTATAGTTTCAATGGTACTGCAACTACTTTAGAGGGTGATTGTACTGACCCATTATGTCCTACTGAATGTGATTGTAAGTATATATCTGTACAAATTTCTCAGACTGATTTAGATGCTGCTTCAGGAAACAGTAATCCTGATGATAATGGAAGGGTCACTTTGGTTTATACTGGTTGTGGGGGCAGTCAGTTGGTAAAACATTATACTGCCGAAGGTAATTATGATGATGATGTTTGTGCATTACTATCGACAATACCTAATTCATTACTGTACTATAAACAAAATGATGTAATTGTTAGTAATCGTATTAATAGTTCATATAGTACCGGTAATTGCTGTAGTGTTGTTCCTATTACGCAAACACCAACTCCGACTGTCACTCCTACAATTAGTGATACTCCGACACCTACTCCGTCATATACGCCAACATTTACACCAAGTGTAACTCCAACAATAACACCATCCACAACACCTGCGGGTAGTGTCGAAACTTGGTTATTAGAGGACTGTTGTGACTCTTCTGAAACTATTATTTTAGATGTAAATGTACCTGCACCTCCGAATGTGTATGTTTTCTATGATGCAACTTCATTAGATGGTGCAACGGCTGAAGAAGCTTCAAAATCAATTCGTAGTTGGTTTAATACTCAAAGTATTAATGGTGAAGTTAATCAGCTATACGAATCAGTTGTTGGTCAGAACTCACATAATGGTGAAAACTGGATTTGGTGGAATACATATCCATATTTAGGTTCTCTGACTGGTGGAACTTTGAGTGACTCAACATCAATTGTTGAATACAGTTCTCTAAATACTGCGATTCAATATTCTGATTATGACTCACGTTGGTGTAAGGCAAATATTGGAGGTGAATGTGTACCGAGAAGGGTACAGTTCAATGATAGTGGTACTACCTATCAAAGAATCAATAGGGGTCTTGATTTAGATACAGGTAATCCCGACTCAAGGTCTAATGGTGTCCCGTTTAATCATGATGACTTAAACATGTCGGCATCTACGGGTTCTGGTACATTTGCCGGTGGTGATACAAATTATATTGTTATCAATATTATAGATGAGTCTGACGGGCTTGTTGGTTTTTATCATGGTAATGTTGGTGTTAGTCCTCTTTATCCTTTCTACTTAGCTGGTTCAGGTTGGAGTCCACCGTTCTCCCCAAATAACTTGACTACCGATAGGGTGGAGTATGATTATGAACAGTACTTAAAAGTTTGGGAAGATATAAAACAACAAAATGGTAGGGTAAATGGTCTTGTATATCCTGTTGTTGATGATAATTTTTCAAGAGAATCTTTTGTTCCACATGTCGTTGGTATTGTTGAGGGTGAAACTATTACTGCGAGTGAATATCTAAATAAGTATGGGGAACCTATTGATGATGTGGGTCCGGAGTCTCTCAATTTAACAGGTTTGACGTCTATAAATGTATTCAGTGCATTTACAGCAACTACTGCTTATAGTAATTTGAATCCGTCATACCAAAATGGACCTGGACTCAAAAATTTTGGGGTAGTTGTTGACCCTTCAGTGACAGGATTTACTGAGGCATTTGTAGCAGAAAGATTAGATGCCTTCTTAACTTCTACTGACCTATCGCAAGGTTATGGATATACCTATGATGGAAGTTGTTATACATTTACTCAAGAAACTACTGGTACCGCTGTAGCCACTGTAGATTTTAGTGCACTTACTGAAAATATATGTGATACTGCACCATGTATTTGTGAATCACCAACACCGACACCAACGGTTACTCCGACTTATACACCAACATATACACCAACATATACACCAACATATACATCAACAATAACTCCGACATATACGGTAACGGTATCACCTTCTGATACACCAGGTACGAGTGATACTCCAACACCAACACCTTCAATCACACCAACATTCACGCCAACTTATACGGTTACGGTTTCTCCTTCAGACACGCCAGGAAATAGTTCAACACCAACACCTACTATTAGTGATACACCTGCGGTTACTCCTACGATTACACCATCAACGAGTGGTAGTGGGGGTAATTGTGTTCAAGGTGTTACAGATGGTACATATTACTACACGGATTGTTGTGGTTTCTACCGTTCAGGTCAGAGTGTGGGTGATATTATAACCTTAGATACTACTCAACCATATCTTGGTATTAGTGTAAATGGTACACCGGCCACACAAGATTGTAATGAGGGTGATTTAGATTACAACTTCTCGGTCACTGGTACTTGTGATGGTGCAAATAGTGGTGTGATTACCATCGCTCCGTTTGCGGGTGTTCCACCATATACAATTGACAATATATTACCTGGAACTTTAGCGGGTGGTACATCAAACGAGCCTTTCACGTGGACAGGTCTTTCAGCGGGAACTTATACTTTCCGATTGAATGACAGTTTGGGTGATGCAAACAATGAACTATACATCAATGTAAATGTTGACGGATGTTTGAATGTTACTATTGATGATTACTCAGGTACTACTTGTGGTGCTGAGACTGGGTACATAAGTGTTAGTGGGGACTCAACATCTCTGCCATACTTAATTGACTTATATAAAGATGGGTTGGTATATAGTAACCTTAGTAGTCCAAATAATCCAACGATATTTACAAACTTACCAAATGGTGAATACTATGCGTATGTTGAGGACTTTGGTGGGGCAACAGGTCAGACTCAGACGGTAACAATATCGGGTGTAAGCTCATTAGACTTCGGATTGGCGGTAACAGGAACATCTGCTTGTGGTGTTAGTGTTGGTAGTATACAGGTTACAGGATTGACGGGTAGTTCACCGTATACTTACCTATGGTCAAATGGTGCAACTGGTGATACAATTAGTAATTTAAGTGGTGGGACATATTCAGTAACTGTTACTGACAGTAATAATTGTGAACTTACTAAGAGTGCGACAATCACAACAAGTCAAAATCTCGCAATTTTATCACACACCACAACACCAACGAGTTGTTTGAGTGAAGATGGTCAGGTGACTGTTTATATTAGTGGTGGAACCGCACCATATACTTATTTAGGTCAAAATGGTTCTTCAGGTGTAACTTCAGATACTTCATTTACATTTACTGGATGTGCTTCAGGTAATTACGAGTTCACAATTACTGATAGTGGTTTATGTACAATCACAGACGATGTAAACATTGGTGACTTAGGTGGTATTACAAGTGTTACTACAAGATTGGACTACGTGAACTGTGGTACTTTAGGTAATGTTACCATTACTGTTGTGGGTGATGGTGGTCCATATACTTACAGTTACACAGGTCAGACTTCAGGTGGTACTTCGTCGGTAACTACAAGAAATACTCAACAACAATTTACTAATTTAGTATCTGATGTTTATGACTTTACCGTTGAAGGTAGTAACGGATGTTGTTACACAGGTCAATTTACTGTAAGTGCAACTCCTAAGTTCGAACTTACAATATCAACAACAGGTGATACTTGTAATGGTGGTAGTGGAGTTGTTAGTATAGTGCCAAGTAGTGGTTACACACTACCATTAGACTACATCCTTTCGGATGGTCAATCAATTATCGACACTCCGTTAACTGCGTATACATTCTATAATGTATCTGAAGGTGGATACACTGTTCAGGTTGTTGACGGTGCAGGATGTAGTGTTACTGAAACAATCAATATCACAGGTTCTACTGGTGTAAGTGTGGTTATCACTGTAACACCAGCCACTTATGAGACACCTGCAGTTCTAAGTGCAACCACTCTTAGTGGTGTTGCTCCGTTCACTTACTTATGGAATGACGGTTCAACAGGTTCAACTGTAACTGCGTCTACTGTCGGTGACTATTCTGTTAGAGTCACTGATAGTAATGGATGTCAAGATACTGCCGAATATGGTGTTGAAGAAAGTAAAGGTGTTGTTGAAGGTTTCAACTTAGTTGAGGTATGTAGTGATACGTTTGTAACTACTATGGGTAAAGAAGGATTTGAAGAAATCCTTAATAGTGGATATCAAACTTTTGTTGCAAATATTAGTGGTACTGGTTGTACATTGAACGAATGTGTGTTCAATTACGATATTAACTATAATGGTCAACACGCTTCTGGTTCGTTCTATACAGGTTATACCATGACCGATGTGCCTTCAGACTTTTTATGGGCTTCAATTATAGAAGAGGTTGTAAGTAATTTTGTGGGTGTGACTGATGTTACTGTTAATCCATTGGAAAACCTTATAAGTATTACAACCGATGGTGCGACTGATGAGGTTGTTAATATTGAGTTGAATCTCGATTTTGATGTTGATTGTGCTGGATTACCTGTAACTCCTACACCAACTCCGAGTGCCACACCTACATTAACACCTACAATTACGATTACTCCTTCTGATACACCAGGTCCGACACCTGATATCACGGCCACACCATTCATCACTACGCCGACTAATACACCTACGGTTTCAGTATCGAATACTCCTGGTGTAAGTCAGACTCCAACACCAACTAATACACCTACTTCATCAAGTTTAGATTGTGATTTGGTGGTTGTGGGTTCTTTCTCAACTTTAGATTGTGACTTAGTGGTTGATGGTTCATTTGGGCCATCATTACCAACTCCGACACCTACGATTTCGGTAACACCAACAAACACCCCAACTGTCACAATAACAAATACTGCGAGTGTGACACAGACACCAACTAATACATCAACTAATACACCAACACCAACTAATACACCAACGTTCACTTCAACGCCAGCTAATACACCAACTAATACACCAACCCCTTCTAATACACCGGCTCAGGCACAAACAGAATTTACATGGATAGTGTCTACTGGTACTTCATTTAATGATACGGTTGATTATATTACAGAAAATTTAGCTAATGACCCATACGGAGTTTGGGCAAGTAGTACGTACTTAACCGACCGTAGTAATGAAGGATACGTATTTAACTACTTCCCAGTATCTGCTGGTCAATCATACTATATAAAATTAGAAAACTCAGTATCTGATACGGTATTTAGAATTGCCAATTTTACGGCTCAAAATCCAAACCAATATGTGTACATAACTAAAGGTCAAGGTGCATCATTACAAAGTATTGGGTTGTCATATGTGTATACTGCATCGACACTACTTACTACTTGGCCTGATGTTTCATTTGATAATTCTGAAAATGTATTTGCATTACCGTGTACCTATGATACAAATGGGTTAGCTAAAATTTATAATAAATCGGATATTAATGGTGGTATCACTAATTGTTCAATGCAGGGGTATTTGTGGATGAATACAACAGGTTCTACTTCTGAAAATTACATAAAAATAGATGTACCATCAATTGCGGCTGTTGGTGAAGAATTTGCGTTGGGATTTGCTAATTTGTCTTGGTACGAAAATTGGCCGTCTGGTGCAACAACTACGGTTACTGCTGGAGACATAACACCACTGCAAGGGGCGGGTTCAATTCAGTTCAGGGTGACCTCCTAATCCTTAATTGAAATTACTATACAAGTTAAAGTTGGTTAACATATATTTATATTAATAAGAATAAAAAATGGCAAATAGACAGGTAACATTAACAGGGACAACGGTCGGTACAAGTATCTCTGTATTAAGTATTTATCACACTTCGGTTAGTGGTGCTAATCTAATTGCCTCTGGAGTAACTCGTAACGAATTACTTTCAGGTTATACCTTTGTTGATGACGATAGTCACAATGTATATGTTGTTGTTAGTGACTCTCCGTGTTCTTCAGAAGATACTGTCAACTTTACAGGTGCCACGCCAACGCCAACTGCCACGGTAACCGTAACGCCAACTCTCACTCCTACTCAAACGATTACAGGAGTTACAACTACACCAACTGCAACAGTTACCGCAACTCCAACGGGTACACCACAATCAACAGTTACACCAAGTAATACTGCCAGTGTGACACCAACAGTGTCAGTTTCTAATACTCCTGGTGTAAGTGGAACTGCAACTCCAACTCCAACATCTACACCGACAGGTACACCAGTGGCAACATCGACATCTACACCGACAGGTACACCAGTTGCGACATCAACCTCTACGCCAACAGGTACACCACAGTCAACGGTTACACCGACTAATACTGCTACGGTAACACCTACCGTTTCTGTTTCTGATACTCCAGGTGTGAGTCAAACACCGACACCTACAAATACTCCTGAGTCGACAGTTACTCCAACGGTAACAAGTACTCCTGAGTCTACTTCGACACCAACAGTAACTTCGTCGAGTACCACTACACCATCACCAACAGTAACTGCGTCACCAACTAATACTCCAACAGTGACACCAACCAATACTCCAACTAATACTGCTACGGTAACACCTACCGTTTCTGTTTCTGATACTCCAGGTGTAAGTCAAACACCAACGCCAACAGTAACACCATCGACGGTTATTAACAAATATAGAGTCAATATAGATGACTGTTGTAGTAGTGAGCCTGTTGGCGAATTCACTGTTGAAATCGGAGGAACCCTACAAACTAATGATATTATTGTAATTAATTTAGGTGAGGGTGATGCATGTCATTTAATTACTAATATAACTCAATTAGGTCCTGAAGAGCCAACAGAATACACAATTACTGAATGGTATACAGAACCTGATGACTGTACTACATGTCAGAGTTCTCACCCTTGTGCGTCGCCACTACCTACACCAACACAAACGGCTACTCCTTCAAATACACCACCAGTTAGTCCTGATGTAACGCCGACACAAACGGTTACACCATCTAATTCAGTATCAGTTGTGAACTATATTATGAGTGACTGTGATGGAGAGACACCTAACTTCGTTGCTGATGGTACAGGTACTATTGGTTTAACATATGACATTTCAGGTGTTGGGTATGTTGGTCATAAGGCAACAGTTATTGGTACTACAAGTGACCCTTCAGTGGCTCAACTACTTGGTCAGACATCTTGTGTTACGCCGACACCAACACCTTCGATAACTGAAAGTGTAACACCTACGGTTACACCGACTAATACTGCGACTCCATCGGTAACCCCTTCAGTGAGTTATTACTACTACAATATGAGTCCATGTGATGGTGTTAGTCCTAACTTCGTTGCAAGAAGTACACAAAGTGGATTATCAGGGACTTATGAAGTTTCAGGTAGTGGATATGCAGGTGTTATCGCGACTATCGTTGGTTCGGCGGTTGCTCCACACGTTGCAACACTCCTCGGAGCAAGCTCTTGTGTAACACCAACACCGACACCAACAAAAACTCCAACTCCATCACCAAACTATAACTACTATAGTGTGACGACATTAAGACCTGATTGTGGTGGTACTATTGGGACCCCTGTTGTATTAAGAACTACCCAGACATTGAGTCCTGGTGCGGTTGTGGGTCCAAATGTGGGTACTTGTTACACGGTGAATAATTCTACATCGGGTCCATCATATGACCATGACGGTCCATGGTCAACATTTGCAAGTTGTAATGCATGTCAAGGAGTATAATAAAAATTACATAAATAATAAAACCCCTCTACGGAGGGGTTTTTTATTGGACGAAAAAAAAAGAATATAAAAAGTAAAGGGATTACAAGTGTAATTTATAGAATATAAACTATTTATTATTAAAACTATTAGATGGCTCAGGTTGTTTTAAGATTAACATTGGGAACCAACGCAGTTGGACCCTTCAGTATATATACAGGTTCCACCACAGGAACACCAATTTTGACAAACCAAACTCGTGACCAATTGGTTGCGGGTGTTGTCTATGATTTCCCTGCCACAACAGGTGGTACACAGTACACTTTAACATTTGAAAACAATCAGCCAGGTTGTAGTGACCAAACCGTAACTAAACAGATTATCATATATGGTACGACAGAGGTTATTGAGATTTCTGCTGAGTATGAGCCAGGTTCGGTTATTGCGAGATACAATGTAGTATCTAATGTAAGACAAACTTCTAATTTGGCAGTTGCCTTTACTAACTTAGTTGGTAAGACTACAGGTGGTTACATTACGTTTACTCCTACTATTAATATACCTGTTGGTGCATTATCTGCGAGTACTGCATTGTCTGCTACATCTGAAAACTATGAGTTGATTGATAGAGGTAATGTTATCTTTAGTGGTTTTACATTTAATGGTGTACCTGCCGGTAATAACTTTACAGTGAGTGAGGATTACCAATTCTCAGGTACTCCGTCTCCAACACCAACAGCAACATTAACTCCAACACCATCTATTGGGTTGACGGCAACACCTACCCCAACACAAACGTTGACGGGTGTTACACCAACAGCTACTGCTACGGTAACTCCGTCGGTTACTCCATCTTCAACATTTACAGGTGTAACGGTAACTCCAACACCATCTGTGTCTGTTTCAAATACTCCAGGTGTAAGTCAAACGGCAACACCTACGGTTACTTCTACTCCAACATCTACACCTCAGTCTACAGTTACACCAACGGCTTCAGTAAGTCCGTCTATTACTCCGACAAACACTCCTACGGTTTCAGTGTCTGATACACCAGGTGTGAGTCAAACACCAACTGCGACAAATACTGTAACACCTACGAATACACCGACAAATACTGCGACGGTTACTCCTTCAAATACTGCAACTCCAACACAAACACCTCAATCAACAGTAACTCCAACTGTAACGTCTACATCAACACCAACGGCAACTCCTACAACAACGCCAACACAAACAGTTACGGCGTCTGTATCTTCAACACCTCAATCAAGTGCTACTCCTACACCGACAATATCTTCTACACCGGCAGTAACACCTACAAATACGCCAACTACTTCAGTAACACCATCGGTGACTGCTTCAGTAACTCCAACAGTTACTCCTTCAAGTACTCCGCAGGTTACTGTTACTACAACACCATCAACAACACCAACAAGTACGGTAACACCATCAGTAACACCATCTGTAACTGCTTCGGTAACTCCGTCAAATACTCCTGGTTCAACACCAACGAATACACCGACAGCAAGTGTTACACCGACAGTGACGGCGTCATACACACCAACACAAACGGTTACTCCTTCTGTTACTGCGACGGTTACGCCGACAAGAACGCCAACAAATACACCAACATCTTCAGTAACACCTACAAATACACCGACTCAATCGGTAAGTGCAAGTGTTACACCAACAGTAACATCAACAAATACTCCAACACCATCGGTGACGGCGTCGGTAACTCCATCGTCAACACCAGAAGCTACTTCAACACCACAACCTACGGTTACACCAACGGCTTCGGTTACTCCTTCAGTGACGGCATCGGTAACTCCATCGTCTACTCCTGAGTCTACTCAGACACCAACACCAACTGCGTCATCAACACCTTCTGTAACGCCAACTAACACTCCAACATCAACAGTAACTCCATCGGTGACTACATCAGTTACACCGTCTCCGAGTCCTGTTGTATATACGATATATGTTAATACAGGTCAGGGTACAGGTCATCCTGACTCTTCTCAACTATGTCAACTTGTTAATATTGATTTATACACGAATGACTTCTCATCTGTTTCAGGTGGTAGAATCAACGACCGAGTATTTACGGATGCCGGACTTACACAACCATTCAATGGTGCTGACTTGTGGTATGACTTAGGTGATATATTTGGACAGACAGGTACTGTTAAATTCTTAATTGATGCTGGTGGTAACATTGCAAATGTTGCTTCTTGTCCTGTACCTCCTTCTGCTACACCTACCTTGACACCTACAACAACACCTACAAACACTCCGACACCATCAGTTACTCCGACTATCAGTGTAACACCATCTACTTCGTTCACACCGACACCATCGGTAACTGCTTCAGTGACACCATCAGTGTCATTTACTCCAACGCCAACTAAAACTCCGACGGTGACTCCGTCAAGTGCAGCTACACCTCCAGCTTACTTATTGATTGAGATGGATGCTGACGCTACAAACATAGGAACTTACATGTTCAATCAAGGTGCTGCATGGTATGGATTTAGTAACTCAAGTACACCGACAAGTGATGCTGACTTAGCAGATTACGTAGATTACTTCAACCTAAATGCAGGAACAGGTAATGTACCTGCTATTAAGTCATCTAACATCCCTCAAGCTTCAGGTGGTAATGACTCATTCGGTAATGCGATTGAAATCTACAAATTTGAGACAACAGAAATCCGTTCAGGTACTGTTAATGGTAATGCATGGTACACATGGTTAATCCCTGATGACTCAATTGGTGGTACATCAAGTGGTAACAGACAACTTGAAATTGAAGTTTCTTTCGGTCAAGGGGCAAATAATTTAAGTCCTAAAGTTATGGAGGTTTCTTACACTGGATTTACTGTTGTTAACCCTACAGGGTTCTTAAGTGGTACTTACAGAATTTACACTACTAATCCAAGTCAGGAATTTAGGTTGGATAACACGTCAACTGCTATCTACTTCAAGGGTGGATTGGTAGGTTAATGTATATTTATAACTAAATAAAAGATAGATGAGTTTCATATATAAAAACCCGATTAGTGCAACACTGTTAACAGGTACTAATTCAGTAGGAAGAGAAAAAGTTTTCGGTACTAATTTTAGTGTCCTTCAAACGGGGGGTTATATGGAAGTCTATACTTTGGATGACCTTGCATTTACCATTCCTTCGGGTGATACAGGTCTTATTGAATTTACCGGTAATACTATTCCTGTAAACTATTCTAAGAGAACTTTACCTTTCTTACCTGATACGTTAACCCTTAATTCTGATAATATTTCATCAGGACGTAGAAGGTTGGGTATGTTGGTCTATGTACACGAAACAGAGCGTACATACCAATACACAATTCCTAATTACGAATCTCTTTGGAATGCTGCCTCAGGTTCTACTACTGAAACTACTTACGGTACAAACGTTACCACCTCAACACCAGGTGGTGTAGACTTTATCAACGCGTGGTTAGACGACTCTGTTGAAGGTGTTAGTGGTGTAACAAGAAATAACGCCAGATGGAGAGTATTCTGGGGTACTGACTGGCAAATTACAGGTGGTACTTATACTTCAGAGACTGGAACTTTAGCCTTAAATAATAATACGGGAGGTACTATCAACATAACTGGTTTCACATCAGGTGGTGGTACAAACACATACATCACAGGGGGTACTATTACCTATAACTCAGAAGGTCGTTTAAGGTTAAGTCTAAATAATGATAGTAATGTTGATATTACTGGTCTAACATCTATTACAGGTGCAACTTTAGTGGGTTCAACACTTACATTATCAGACAATTTAGGTTCAAGTGTATCGGTTTCAGGTTTCACCACAGTAAACTCTGATACCTACATTACAGGTGCAACATACACAGAATCAACGGGTATTCTAACACTTAGTAGAAACGATGGTCAGAACGTAGGTGCTGGAGGTTGGTCATATATTAAGACAATTACTGAGAATAATAATAATTTAACGGTTACCGATAACGCTGGAAACGCCACTCTAATTGGTATTGATGCAATCACAGGATTGGGATATAACAATTGGGGATTAACAGGTACCACTTCTGGTACTTTGATTTACTTAGGGACTGAATTACCATTTATTACGGGTGGTACTTACTCAAATGGAACAATTACTTTAGGTGTTAATGGTGGTTTAGAAAGCAGTATATCAATCACAGGTATTGATGGTGATGATACCTATTTAACTGGTGCTACGTACACACCAACAACTCTTACTTTAGGTATGAGTGACGGTACTGATTTCAATGTTACAGGTTTCGCTCCTGAAATCACGGGTGGTACTTATTCAAATGGTACGATTACATTAAATGACAATACTAATGGTTCTATTAGTATTACAGGGATTACCTTCTCTTCTGACAATATCTATAACACAGACGGTCAGTTGGATGGTAATAGAGTTATTGACCAAAACTCAAACAGTGTCACATTTAGTGGGGGTTCAGTATCTATGGGTACTGGTACGACAACACCTGTATGTGCTTTATTAGAATTAGCGAGTACCAATCAAGGTCTTCTGATACCAAGGATGACTCAGGTACAAAGATTAGCTATAAACTCACCACTACCAGGACTTTTAGTTTACTGTACAGATACCGATGCAAACGGTCAAGAAGGTATGTACATGTATAAGTCTAATGGGTGGGTGAATGTATTATAAGCCTTTTTGAAGGATTAAACATAAACTAACAAAAAATTTAAGACAATGGCAAACGGATTAAATTACAGTTCTGGAAATACGTTAACGTTTACTACGAATGGCTCAAAAAGAGAAGTTATTGATGCAAACGGTAATCACGGTTTCGGTGTTTTATCACCAACAAACTTGGTTGATATTTCTGGTTCTACTTCTACTCCATTGAGAGTAAGAGGGTTGGCGTCAGGTTCGGATGGACGTATCTTGGCGACTAACGCAAACGGTGTCGTGTCTTATCGCAGCGATGTGTTAGTTGGTGGTTCAATTTCAAATAACGTTGTTACTTTAACAGATGTTGATGGAGATACCTCTAACTTAACGGTTCAAGCGGTAACGGCGGTGACATACAACAGTGCATGGGACATTGCATTGGCAGGTACAGGTACGATTGGTTCTTCACCAATTGATTTACCTTTCATTACGAGTGGTTCGTACTCTAACGGTACAATCACATTAAGTATAAACGGTGGTTTGGAATCGGATATCGTAATCAACGGTATTGACGGTGACGACACATTTGTTACAGGTGCGACATTCTCTAATGGTACGGCTACCTTAACAAGAAACGATGGTAACACAGTTGCTATTAATGGTATTTGGACTTCTATTCCAAATACGGCATTAGTAAATGACGATGTAACAATTGGTACTACTGCAATTGCTTTAGGTGCTTCATCAACTACATTGGCAGGTTTAACATCAGTTTCATCTACGGCATTCTCAGGTAACTTGACAGGTAATGTTACAGGTAATGCTGATAGTGCAACTGCTTTAGCAAACGCAAGGTCATTCTCAATCTCAGGTGATATTACTGCATCAGGTATTAACTTTGATGGTACAGGTAACGTTGCTTTGGTTGCTTCGATTGACGCTGGTGTTGTTGATACTGCAGAATTGGCAGATTCAGCTGTAACGACAGCTAAGATTGCTGACTCTAACGTAACAAACGCTAAACTTGCAAGTTCTACTATTACATTTAATGCTCCTGCAGGTACAGACCCTGTAACTTCATTAGGTGGTACATTGAATTTCACTTCTTCTGATAACTCTGTAGATATTACAGGTAACTCAGGTACTGGTACAATTGATTTGACTGTAGGTGCAGGTGTTGATACTTACTCAACAGGTGGTACTTTCTCAAGTGGTACTTTAACTATCGGATTGAATGATGGTTCTGACTTTGATGTTACAGGTTTATGGACTTCTATTCCTAACTCAGCGTTAGCTAATTCTTCAGTTACTGTTGGTACAACTGCAATTGCTTTAGGTGCTTCATCTACAACATTAGCAGGTTTAACTTCGGTTACATCTACTGCATTTGCTGGTGACTTAACGGGTGATGTTACAGGTAATGCTGATACGGCATCTGCATGGGCAACTGCAAGAACACTTTCTTTAGGTACTGACCTTTCAGGTTCTGTGTCAATTGATGGTTCAGGTGATGTTACATTGAACGCGAGTATCGTAGCTGGTTCAGTAGGTACTACAGAATTAGCTAACTCGGCGGTAACAACAGCTAAGATTGCTGATTCTAACGTAACAAATGCTAAATTAGCGAATTCATCATTCACTGTAAGTGATGGTACAAATACTTCACCAGTTGCTTTAGGTGAAACACTTACTTTTGATGGTAGTACAGGTATTGATGCTACTGAATCGGCAGGTACAGTGACAATCGCAATTGATAATACAGTTGCAACTTTGAGTGGTTCTCAAACATTAACAAATAAAACTATCTCAGGTTCGGACAATACGATTACTAACATTGGTAATGGTTCATTGACGAATTCAGCTATTATCTTGGCAGGTGATTCAGGTGTTAACCAAACAATTAGTTTGGGTGATACTATGAACTTTGTCGGTGGTTCAGGTATTGACTTTGTTGGTACTAACACTGATACAATGACAGTTAATCTTGATACTGCTACAGTACAGTTCAAATCAGAAAAAGGTGCAAATAACGGTTACGCTTCTCTTGATGCTAACGGTAAAGTACCAACATCTCAATTACCATCTTCAGTATTTGAATACAAAGGAGCATGGAATGCAAATACTAACACTCCAACATTAGCTGATGGTTCAGGTAATGCGGGTGATACTTACCGTACAAGTGTTGCTGGTACTCAAGATTTGGGTAGTGGTTCAATCACTTTCTCGGTTGGTGACTTAGTATTATACGATGGTTCTGTATGGCAGAAAATCGATAGTGAAGATGCTGTTGAATCGGTAAACGGTCAAACAGGTGTTGTTGTTCTTGATACTGATGACGTATCAGAAGGTTCAACTAACTTGTATGATAAAACAGTTGTATTGACAAGTGGTTCAGGTATCTCGGCAACGGGAACTTACCCTAACTTTACAATCGCTAACACTGATTTAGGTTCTTCACAGAATATCTTCAAGACAATTGACGTACCTACAGGTACAGACCCAGTGGCTGGTTCTAACTCAGACACATTAACATTCTCGTCTTCGGATTCTTCTGTAACAATCAATGGTACTGGTTCAAATACTATTGATATTACAGTAGGTGCTTCTGTAAACACGAACATCTTCAACACTAATGGTACTTTATCAGGTAACAGAACAGTTACTCAGAGTGGTAATTCATTAGCGTTCTCAGGTGGTGACTTTACAGTAGATGGTACAGTACTTTCAGTTGATAATTCACAAAGTGCTGTCGGTGTTGGGGTAGCTGCACCTGATGCTACAGCAGTCTTAGAGGTTGCTTCAACAACGAAAGGTTTCTTATTCCCAAGGATGACAGAAGCTCAGAGAAGTGCAATCGGTTCACCAGCAACAGGTTTGATGGTATATCAAACTGACGGTGACGAAGGTGTGTACATTAATAAATCATTCGGATGGGTACAAGTAATCTAATTTATACACTATAAATTATTTGAAAAGTATTTATCATTAGATATGATTGGGGGAGTTAACCCTCCCCCATAGCCAAAAAATAAAAAGAGAAAGAACAATATAAAATGGCAACATTAAACGGTGTTAATTATAGTAGTACTTCAGGTTTACTCCTGAAAACAAACGCAACCACTCAGATGAGTATTTCAACGGGAGGTGTGATTCAATTCAATCAATCATATACCTTCCCAACGTCTGATGGGTCTGCGAATACTGTATTATTAACAAATGGTTCAGGTGCACTATCTTTCTCTACTATTCCAAACGCATCATTGGACAATTCATCAATCACTATTAATGGTACCGCGGTTTCATTAGGTGGTTCAATTAATGTTGGTGACATCACTGGTGTTTCTGCCGGTAACGGTTTAACAGGTGGAGGTACTTCGGGCTCTGTAACACTCAATGTAGGTGCTGGGACGGGTATTAGTGTTGCTGCTGATAGTGTGTCTATTGATTACGCAGGTACTAATAACTTCATTGATTCTGCTACTAACTTAGAAGGTACTTCAATCGCGGCAGGTGATACGATTGTTTATCATGACGCCACTGACAATAATGTTAAGAAAGGATTTGTTTCTGACTTACCATTCTCGAACAATAGTGGTACAGTTACTTCTGTAGGTATTACAGGTACTGACGGTATTGATGTAGATGCAGGCTCACCAATCACAACAAGTGGTAGTATAACTTTAGGTCTTTCTAATATTCCAAATAGTTCATTGGCAAACTCATCAGTAACTGTGGGTACCACTTCAATTAGTTTGGGTAGTTCTTCAACAACTTTAGGTGGGTTAAGTTCGGTTACGTCAACAGCGTTTGTTGGTGATTTAACAGGTGATGTTAATGGTACTGCCTCATCAGCCGATACTTGGGCAAATTCAAGGACACTAACATTAGGTACGGACTTATCAGGTAACGTATCGTTTGATGGTTCAGCCAACTTCACACTGAATGCGTCAATCGTCTCAGGTGCGGTTGGTTCAACTGAATTAGCTACAAACGCAGTTACTACGACAAAAATTACTGATGGAAATGTAACCAACGCTAAATTGGCGAATTCATCATTTACTGTTAATGCACCTTCAGGTTCAGACCCTGTGGTACCGTTAGGTGGTACGTTGAATTTCACATCATCTGATAGTTCAGTTACCATCGCAGGTAATTCAACTACAGATACTATAGACTTGATAGTTGCAGGTTCAGTTAATACTTATGTGACTGGTGGTACATTTACAAGTGGTACACTTTCATTAGAGTTGAACGATGGTTCATCTGCACAAGATATTACAGGTTTTTGGTCTTCAATTCCTAACTCAGCCTTATCAAATTCATCTATAACTATTAATGGTAGTGCTATTTCGTTAGGTGGTTCAATTAATGTGGGTGATATCACTGCGGTCACGGCAGGTAATGGTTTAACTGGTGGTGGTACCTCAGGTTCGGTTACTCTGAATGTAGGTGCTGCTGTTGGTGGTGGTATCAGTGTTGGTGCTAATGATATCTCTTTAGATACATCAAGTTCAAGAAATGTGGACCATGACAGTGTTAGTATTTCTGCGGGAACAGGTTTATCTGGTGGTGGTACAATAGCATCAAACAGAACTTTATCTTTGGATTACGCAGGTACTGACAACTTCATTGATTCAGCCACAAACTTAGAAGGAACTTCAATTTCTACGAGTGATACTATTATTTATCACGATGCAACTGACAATAACGTTAAGAAAGGTCTTGTTTCTGACTTACCATTTACAAATACTTCAGGAACCGTTACTTCGGTGGCGATTTCAGGTTCGGACGGTATTGATGTTGATTCAGGTTCACCTATTACTTCATCAGGTACAATAGCCTTAGGTCTTTCAAATGTTCCAAATAGTTCATTAGCTAACTCATCGGTTACCGTAACAGCGGGTAATGGTTTGGCAAATGGTGGTTCGGTATCATTAGGTAGTTCGGTAACTCTTAATGTAGGTGCAGGTACAGGTATTCAAGTAAATGCGAACGACATCGCACTTGACTACGCGGGAACAGACAACTACATATACGCAGCAGGGACTGGTACGGGTGATATAACTACATCAATGTATATTCCTGTTAGTGACGCCTCTAACAATGTTAAGAAATATACGGTAGCAGCCTTACCGTTCACTAATAATCAAGGTACTGTAACATCTGTAGGTATTACCGCAGGTGCTTTGATTGACGTTACAAATTCACCGATTACTACGAGTGGTAATATAACCGTGGCTGTTGACCTTTCAGAATTGACAACTTCAACATCTAATGGAGATGGTGATTACTTCGCAGTGGTTGACACTTCTAACGTTCAAAGAAAACTTACTAAGGCGAATATTAACCTTTCAGGGTTCAATGACGACCTAACTATCTATTCTGCTGATGGTACATTGAGTGGTACAAGAACATTGAACCAAAGTGGTAGTGATTTACAATTTAGAGCGACTGGTACTGAAGATGCTAAATTCTATAGGTCTACGACGACAAGTAATACGACTACGAGAGTATTCATGGAAGCGACAGACGCATATCAAAATGTGTTGGAGTTATTTGCTAACGGTGGAGCACCTAATTTAGTTGAAGGTTATGACCAAGGTCAAGCTTCGGTATTTAGAGTTGATGCTCAAGGTAACTTAACCGCCATATCAAAAGCCTTCGATATTCCACACCCTAACCCTGAAAAGCAAGAACAGGGAATGAGGTTGAAGCATGGTAACCTTGAGGGACCTGAACACGGTGTTTATGTTAGAGGTAGACAATTGAATGACAAAGAAATTGAACTCCCTGAGTACTGGAGAGATTTAGTTGACCCTGATAGTATTACTGTTCAATTAACTTCTGTAGGTTCACACCAAAACTTATATGTTAAGAAGATTGAAGACAACGTAGTTTACATTGGAAATGGAAACCTATTCAGTAACAAGATTGACTGTTACTACTTCATCCAAGCGGAAAGAAAAGATATTGAAAAGATTACGGTTGAATATTAGAGAAAAGAAACCCAATAAAATATAAAGAATGACAAAAAGAGGATTAAGAAATTAGTCCTCTTTTTCGTTTTCAATACTTTCGTATAGTGAAAGTAGATTTAACGATTCTGTATAGCTTTCTTCAAGAGCCTTAACTTCTTTTGGAGTTGCACTATTTTGTATAGCTTGGTCCAAGTTTTCTTCTGACTCTTTAACTAATCTTTTTATTGTTTTAAGTAGTTTCATATCTATAAATATCCCTTTATCTTAAATAATTCTTGATTATTCTTAATACAAACATTAAAAATTATGGCAAGAAGAGCACAGAAAATTTTCGTACAGATTGCGTCATATCGTGACCCTGAGTTGGTCAATACTATTGAAGATATGTTAAAAAACGCAAAACGTCCCCAAAATGTTATATTAGGGATTTGTAGACAATACCATCCTGAGGATGGATTTGATAATTTGGATAAGTACCGTGATGATGAAAGATTCCGCATTTTAGATGTTCCTTATGAAGAATCTAAAGGGGCATGTTGGGCAAGACATCAGATTCAACAAATGTATGGTGGTGAGATGTATACCTTACAGATTGACTCACACATGAGATTCGCTAAGGATTGGGATGTTGAGATGATTGCGATGGTAAAACAACTTCAAGGTATGGGTATTCCAAAGCCTTTATTGACGGGTTATGTATCATCATTTGACCCTGAAAATGACCCTGGCGCAAGAGTTCAGGAACCATGGAGAATGGTCTTTGACCGATTCATTCCTGAAGGAGCGGTATTCTTTTTACCTGAAACTATTCCAGGTTGGAGAGAATTAGACACACCTGTTCCTGCGAGATTCTACTCGGCACACTTCTGTTTCACTTTGGGTGAATTCAGTGAAGAGGTACAACACAACCCTGAATACTATTTCCACGGTGAGGAGATTTCAATCGCGGCAAGAGCGTTCACATGGGGTTATGATATGTTCCACCCACACAAAGTCTTGATTTGGCACGAATACACTCGTAAAGGTAGAACAAAACAATGGGATGATGACAAAGATTGGGTAAGTAAAAACAACACATCACACCTAACAAACAGAAAGTTGTTTGGTATGGACGGTGAATCTCAAGAAGGTCACGAAGGTAAATATGGTTTTGGTCCTGTAAGGTCTTTGGAAGAATATGAAGAATTCTCAGGATTGAAATTTAGTAAAAGAGGTGTACAACAATACACTTTGGATAAGAACTATCCACCTAACCCTGGTATTGATTCATTTGAGACTAAAGAAGAGTGGTTGGAAAGTTTTGCTACCATCTATAAACACTGTATTGATGTCGGTTACGACCAAGTACCTGAAAAAGATTATGAATATTGGGTTGTTGCGTTCCACGATAAGGAAGATAACACTATTTACAGAAAGGATGCTGACAAAGCAGAGATTGACCGAATGATGAATGACCCTGATGGGTATTGTAAAGTTTGGAGACAATTTAACATAACTGAAAAACCAGCTTATTGGGTTGTTTGGCCGTATTCAACTTCAAAAGGATGGTGTGATAGACTAACAGGTACATTATAATGGCGAATATAGCGTTTTATGGTTCCCACAACGCAGCGGTAGCGGTTGAGGAGAATGGAGAATTAATTACAGTAATTGAAGTAGAAAGATTTTTAAGTGAAAAGAATGCGGGTTATGCACAGTATTTGGTTTCATATACAAGACCTTATCTACTTAAACATATCTTAAAATTTATTGAAGATGAATATGGAATTTCTGAGTATGATAAGTGTTACTACTTAAACTCAGATACTTTGGAAGGTGGAACTAAAGTTCACTATGAGAAACTTATTCCTGCTAAAGAACACATTAACTGTCTTCACCATTTGAGTCACGCGGCTTGTGGTCTATATCAAACTGATTACGATGAAGCTTTGATTATCTCTTTTGATGGAGGAGGTAATGATGGTTTCTTCAATGTATATCACGCTTCTGATAGGGAAACAATTACGTTATTGGACAAATATAATTTAGATTTAGGTTTCCCTTATATGTCATTCGGTGATTACTTGGGTGATATCCGTAAGGAACCTGCATTGAATATTGGTAACTTAGTCTATTCAGGAAAAATCATGGGATTATGTTCTTATGGTGAGGTAAATGAAGATTGGTTACCACACTTTGAGAATTACTATAGAAGAAAACCTGATGGTTTGAACTATATCAAGTTTTTAGGTGAATTAGGTGAACAAACGGGGTTGGTTTTTGATATTAATAACCGATTGACAGGACAGACATCTTGGGATGTTGCCAAAACATCACAAATTGCTTTTGAGAATGTTTTCATGGAGATGGCTCAACCGTTTTTGGATGAGTATCCAAATATTCCGTTGATTACAGTTGGTGGGTGTGCTCTTAATATACTTCTTAACACCAAACTACAACAGATATTGGACCGTCCTGTGTTTGTTCCACCTAACCCTAATGACTGTGGTATTGCTACAGGTATGATTTTGAATCATATGAAACCTGAGAAGGCTGTTGACGTAACATATGCGGGTGTACCTGTGTTGGATAAACATACATTGATGTCTCACGTTGAGGAAAGACGTGGTCGTGAGTTGAGTATTGATACATTGACTGATGACTTGGCTAACGGTAGTATCGTTGGTGTTGTTAGAGGTACCTCAGAACACGGACCGAGAGCGTTGGGCAACCGTAGTATCATTTGTAACCCAGCATATCCTGATATGAAAGATATTTTGAATGCTAAGGTTAAAAACAGAGAGTGGTACAGACCATTTGCACCTGTTTGTAAGTTGGAGGATGTTGAAAAGTACTTTGACTTTGAGGGTGAGAGTAGATGGATGAGTTTCTGTCCAACGGTTAAAGAAGAGTGGAGAGAAAAATTAGTTTCTATCACTCACGTTGATGGTACTGCTCGTGTTCAAACTGTAACTGAAGAACAAAATCCTTGGTTGTATAACTTATTGACTGAGTTTGAAAAGAAATCGGGTATTGGTGTATTGTTGAATACTTCATTCAACGTAAACGGTAAACCAATCTTATCAAGATACTCAGATGCATTTAAGGTGTATGATAAAACAGAGATGGATTGTCTCTTATTAGAGGATTACTACTTCAAAAAATGACAAAATTAGTAACATTTTTATATTTCGGATTGGGGGATTTCCCATTCTTCGGTCATAAGGTTCAAGCCCGTTGGGACAGGTATATCAATTCGTTGGTACAACTATCTCAGATGGGTTTACCTATTGTATGTTATACTGGTTCAAATACTGCAGAGGCGTTACAAGATTTCCTTGATGAAAATGGGGTGACCAATGTAACCATCAAAGTAAAAGAATTGGAAGATATCCGTCACAGTAAAAAGATGATTGAAATCAAAGAAAAGAACCCTGATAAGTTCAAATTTTATTTGGAAGTTGGTTGGGCTAAAATTGCTTTGATGGAAGATGAAATGGAAGAGGGTTTAGATTATCTATATTGGATTGATTGTGGATTATCACATATTGGTTTGTATCCGAGAAGATACAACTCAAACGCGGATAAGATTACAGGTCTTTCAGTAAATAAATATAGGTACACTTATGATGGTATTTTTAATACTGAAACGTTCCCAAAGATTAACAATTGGGTGGGTGATAAATTGATTGATATTAGAAATACTTTATTCTTCCACGACCACAGAAAACTTAATGAGATATTAGATAAAGACCATATGTATGATTCATTATCTATTGGTGGTATTATTGGAGGTCATGTAAGTAAATTACCTGACTTTTTCCAAAGGTTTGAGGACTATGCTCAGACTGCATTAACAAAAGAATTTTTATTAAACCATGAAGCCATGATGTCTACTATGGTTTACGATAAACCTGAAAATTATCGTTCATATAAGTTCAATACTTGGTATCACGATGATTCTTCAATGACTGATAAATCTGTAACTCCTGAGTTCTTAAAAGATAAAATCAGTTTTTACACATTTTTTGACCAATTATGAATAGATTAAATGAAATTTATCCAAAACTAAAAGCAAGAGACATTAACTTTAATAACCTCGATGGATGGGCGATATCTGTTGAATGTTATGAGTGGATTCTTGATAATATCCCCCAAGGTGAAACTATTATTGAATTTGGTAGTGGTAGTGGAACTATTGAGTTAAGTAGATACCATATTGTTTATCCTATTGAACATCAGGAGAGATTTACAAGGTTGGCACCAAAAGCAAATTACATTTTAGCTGAAATTGTTGACGGATGGTATGACCCTGAAGTGGTATTTAATTCATTACCAGAAGAATATTCTTTGATTATTGTAGATGGTCCACCAAACATTGACCAACAAAAAACGAGAAATAATATTGCGAAGTATTGGGATAGATTCAATACGGATGTGCCAATTATTATGGATGATACTCACAGAGAAGATGAGTACAACTTTGCGATTGAAACTGCAGAACTTTTAGGGAAAACATGGACACAATATGAGGGGTGGCAGAAAAACTTTATAGTCTTAACATAATGGTGGTATTAGAGAGAACAGATTATTTCAATGAAGCCTTACACCACTTAGGTAAACAAGGTCACAAACTTTTTACACTTAATATTGGTGCAATGGACGGTCAAACTTTTGACGAGTTGATTGGGTACACCAATGCATATCAATTCACTGGTTTATATGTTGAACCAATTCCATATTACTTTCAAAAATTAGTTAAGAATTTGGGTGACAGACATAAGTTTGAAAATGCGGCAGTATCTGACCAAAATGGTGAGGTGGAAATGGTTACCATCAATCCTTTTGCGATTGAAGAAGGTAAGATTCATGCTTGTTTTATGGGGATGAGTGCAATATATCCACCAAAGAATGGGTTGGGTAGTGAAGGTGATAGAGAAACTGTTGAGAAATATGGTACAAGAATTACAGTACCGACAATAACATTAGATAGTCTTCTGAAAAGCATGAAATACTTGCGTATGACGTGATAAAAATTGACGCTGAAGGACATGATTATACCATTTTCAAACAAATTGATTTTGAAAGACATTCACCAAAAGTTGTGAGGTTAGAATGGTCAAGTTTAGTTGATGAAGATAAGGAAAAAATCATACAAAAATTTGATGAACATGATTATGTTTATGGATTAGAAGGTGGAGACATCGTCGGAATAAAAAATTACATATACAAAGAACTTTACGGAGAAATGGAAAACAATGGAATTACTATAGTTACAGGTTTATGGAACATCAAACGTGATGAATTAGGAGAAGGATGGTCACGTAGTTTTGAACATTATTTAGAGAAATTTGACGAGATTCTTAAGATACCTTACAACATGATTGTGTTTGGTGATGAAGAATTAAGAGATTTTGTCATGGAAAGAAGAACTGATGAAAACACACAATTCATTGGTCGTAGCCAAGACTGGTTCAAAGGAGAATTCTATGAACCGATTCAAAGAATCCGAACAAACCCTGATTGGCAAAACCAAGTAGGGTGGTTATCGGAGTCTACTCAAGGTAGGTTAGATATGTATAATCCATTGGTGATGTCAAAACCTTATTTATTACATGATGCTAAGATTATGGATAAGTTTGGTTCAACACACTTATTCTGGTTGGATGCGGGTATCACTAACACGGTACATTCAGGGTACTTTACTCACGATAGAGTCTTAGACAAATTGACAAAGATTGATAAGATGACTTTCGTGGCATTCCCTTACGAGTCTGACACTGAAATTCACGGATTTGAAATTAAAAAGATGAATGAAATTGCCAGGGCTAAGGTCAATAAGGTTTGTCGTGGTGGTTTCTTCGGTGGACCTATTGAAGATATTGCTGATTTCAACAACGAATACTACGGTATTATGAAATCTACCCTAAATGAGGGATATATGGGTACGGAAGAGTCTTTATTCACATTATTGTTGTATAGATACCCTGAAAATTATCAGTATTTCCCAATCAATGGTAACGGATTAATTAATAAGTTCTTTGAAGACGTTAAAAATGACAATCACAAACCATTACACGAAGCGAAGTTTGAAATCATCACCAACGATTTGGATATTGACAATGTGGGTCTTTATGTGATTACATTTAACAGTCCTAATCAGGTAAGAACATTGATTGAATCAATGAAACAATACGATGAAGATTTTGTAACGAAACCACAGTGGGTAATGTTGGATAATTCAACGGATTTATCAACATCACCTGAGTATGAAGAGATGGCTGAAGAATATAACATGATTTATGTTAAGAAAGACAACTTAGGTATTTGTGGTGGTCGTCAATGGATTGCTGAGGATGCTGAAGAAAGAGGTTTTGACTATTATTTCTTCTTTGAAGATGATATGTTCTTCTATCCAAAACAGGGTGAGGTATGTAAGAATGGATTCAATAGATATGTTAAAAATCTTTATAGAAATTCTCTTAAAATTGCAAAGAAAAACAACTTTGATTTCGTAAAACTATCATTCACCGAATTCTATGGTGATAACAGAGTACAGTGGGCGTGGTACAATGTACCTCAACATATTAGAGAAGAACATTGGCCTGAAAAACCAAACTTACCTGTTCAAGGGTTGGACCCAAATGCACCAAAAACAAAACTGACTAAGGTGGATTCCTTCCAAGGTATCCCCTTTGCTCATGGTGAGATATATTACTGTAACTGGCCTCAAGTGGTGTCAAAATACGGTAACGAAAAGATGTTCCTAACTGAGAAATGGGCTCGTCCATATGAACAAACATGGATGTCTTATATGTTCCAAGAAACAATCAAAGGAAACATTAATCCAGGTATCTTATTATTAAGTCCAACAGAACATGATAGATTTGACCATTACGACGGAAGTTTAAGGAAAGAATCCTGATACAAAAGGGGTTAACCGATTATTTATAGGTTAAGGGTATCAGGAAATGGCAGGATATAAATTAGGACAAAAAGTTTTATTATCTGATGGTTCTCAGGTTGCGATAGAAAACATCCAACTCGGGGACCAAGTTCTGTCTTTCGATATACCTGAAATTGTAACAGGTATTGATTTTACCGAAATACAATCATTAACACTTAATATTGAAGATGTTCAGACTCCTGAAGTTGTTGATGTCTATCAATATCAGGGAAATTACCTTCAGATAAATGACTTGGGGGTTATTGACGAACATCTTTTAGGTTATCACAAACCTTCAGGTGAGTATCGTTTTGTTCAGACCTTAAATTTTATTGTTGGGGGTGATTATGATTTGGTTAGGATGGTTAATGGTGAAATTACTCATGAACCTGTCACATCCAAAGAAATTGTTTATTCGATGGACCCATTGTATAACTTTACGTTAAGTGGTCCAAATTATTATTTTCTTGATGGTTATATTGTTCATAATGTTGGGTTTGCATGTATCGTAGACTGTCGTACTGGTAGTAACTTCGCTTGTATTCAGAATGTCTACAATTTTTCAATTGGTGATTCCTTTATTGATAATATTAACGCTTGTTGGGAAGTAATTGCCACTGGTTCTTGTGCTGAGAATTGTCCTCAGGCTAATGTTTCATTTGTTGGTAGTGTTGTAACCACTTATCCAGGTGGGGGATGTGATGCCTGTCAAGGTCAAGAGGGTCCAATTGCCTATGAGCCGGGTATGCCACCAGGTGACGGTTATGATGTTACAAACATTAATAACCCTTGTTGTGTCTACTTAATACCCTGTGACCAAATAGACCCTGGTAACTGTTCTAATTGTAGTTATGCTTTGGCTAATCAATTTGTAACGATAACTAACCTTTCTCCATGTCCTAATGCTGGTCAGGTTGTAAAGTTAGACGGATGTGACGGGTGTTGTTATTTTGTTGAGGGTGTGGTTCCTGATTGTGAATCTGCGGCTTCATGTACTGCGTCTGTATTTGAAACATGTACCAGTTGTTGTGGTGATACACCTGTATCTGCAACCCCAACACCGACACCTACGAGAACACCAACAAGAACACCGACAAAAACACCTACACCTACACCCACTTCTACACCTGCAATTAATAAATACTTATTGGCGAATTGTTGTGATTCAAATGATACTATAATAGTGTCAGTTCAAGCGGGTACCGTATTGTACCAAGGTGATGGTGTTATCAATCCATTGGGTAATAATAAATGTTATGCTATTGTAACAAATTCAACTGGTACTCCTGACGTATTTATTGATGCAGGTAGTTGGATTGAAGATATTTGTAATTATGGTGAGTGCCCAACATGTCCTTCACCTACACCAACACCATCGGTTACACCGTCTACTACACCACCCGTGACACCTACGTCTTCTGTTACACCATCAGTATCGCCGACAAGAACTCCAACAAGAACTGCCACACCATCAGTATCGCCTACGAGAACACCGACACGTACACCAACAAGAACGGCAACTCCTTCTGTTACTCCATCGGTATCACCTACGAGAACTCCTACAAGGACTCCTACATATACACCAACCTCTTCTGTTACCCCTTCTAATACGGTAACACCGTCAAATACTGTTACACCTACCTATACCCCTACCAATACAGTCACTCCATCTAATACGGTTACCCCATCTGTAACACCAACTAATACAGTCACACCATCTAATACTGTCACCCCATCTGTTACGCCATCAAATACGGTAACTCCGTCTGTTACGCCGACTAATACAGTCACACCATCTAATACTGTTACACCAACATATACTCCTACCAATACAGTAACTCCGACTAATACTCCTACTGCGTCTGAGACGCCGACAAATACTCCAACTGCATCTGTTACACCAACAAATACGGTTACACCTACAAATACAGTCACGCCAAGTAATACACCTACGAATACAGTAACTCCAACATATACACCTACCGCTTCGGTAACACCTACTATTACTGCAACTATTACTCAGACTAAGACTGCAACACTAACCCCTTCAACTACGGCTACTCCGTCAGTTACCCCTTCTAACACTGCTACCCCAACAAATACCCCAACGAGGACAATAACTCCAACGGCAACGGTAACAGCTTCGGTTACACCATCTAATACAGTGACACCAACTTATACGCCTACATCGTCCGTCACTCCAACCGCTTCAGTTACTCCAACACAAACAGTTACCGCTTCTAATACTCCGACACCTTCAGTTACGGCAACAGTAACTGCGTCTGTAACACCAACAGCATCAGTCACACCAACTGTTACTGCTACGGTAACTCCAACTTATACTCCGACTCAAACGGTAACCGCATCTTCGACACCAGCCGTCACTCCTACGAATACACCGACCTCTTCCGTAACACCCACAAATTCGGTAACGCCATCGAATACCGTCACTCCTACTAACACTCCAACCGCATCAGTAACACCTACTAATACAGTCACTCCGTCTAATACAGTCACACCAACATACACTCCAACAAATACGGTTACACCTTCTAATACGGTTACCCCAACAAACACCCCAACTGCGAGTGTTACTCCAACAAATACAGTGACTCCTTCGAATACGCCGACAAGAACATCAACTGTAACTCCAACTCTTACTCCATCGGTCACTGAACCTTGTGGTAAGTTAACCAACGGAGGATTTGAAACCTTTGTAAATGGATGTACCGCACCTGGTGCTGGTGGTTACGGTCAATTTGACGCATCATGTATCCAAGCGTGGGAAACTACGGCCAGTGATAATAAGATTGAGATATGGGGAACAGGTTTCCAAAGTGTCCCATCTTATCAGGGTACTTATTTTGCTGAGGTAGCGGCTAATGATTCTACACAAGCACTATATCAAAACTTTGATGCTATCCAATCACAATCTTATCAGATTCAGTTTGCACATCGCGGTAGGAGTGGTGCTGCAAATAGGTTGAGAGTTGCTATATCTGGTTCAACTAATGGTATACAATTCGTCGGACCTGAATTTACAGGTAGTACTTCTCAATGGGATTTAAGGTATGTTACTTTTACTGCCCCTGATGCTAACTTAAACTTGATGTTTAGTTCGACGACTGCGACGAGTTTGGGTAACTTCCTTGATGATGTAAGAGTTGTATGTTCTGCTGAGTTCACACCAACACCTACCCTTACTCCCTCTTCAACACCTACTTTGACTCCAAGTGTAACAAGTTCTGTAACTCCTACAGTGACACCTACATTTACATCAACCGCCAGTGTGACGCCTACGGTCACCTCATCAGTAACTCCAACTGCGTCGATTACACCTACAGTCACCGCAACTGTAACTCCGACATTTACTCCGACTCAAACGGTAACGGCTTCATCTACACCGGCAATCACACCAACTAATACTCCAACGGCTTCTGTTACTCCAACGTCAACAGTCACACCTACTAATACTGTAACACCTTCTAATACTACCACACCGACTAATACTCCTACGGCTTCCGTAACACCAACTCAAACAGTAACCGCGTCTAATACTCCAACACCTTCTGTTACTGCCACTGTGACTGCTTCGGTAACACCAACGGCATCTATCACCCCAACAGTGACCGCTACGGTAACACCTACATTCACACCTACTCAGACTGTAACTGCGTCTGAAACACCAGCGATAACTCCAACTAATACACCAACAAGTTCTGTTACTCCAACTGCCACGGTTACACCTACTCAAACAGTTACGGCGAGTGTGACACCAACGGCCTCTGTTACTCCAACTGCGAGTGTGACTCCAACTCAAACAGTAACAGCTTCTAATACTCCAACACCTTCTGTAACTGCAACAGTTACGGCATCTGTAACACCAACGGCAAGTATTACACCAACTGTAACTTCAACTGTTACCCCAACATTTACTCCAACACAAACTGTTACTGCTTCACAGACGCCAGCAATCACTCCTACAAATACTCCAACATCATCAGTTACACCGACTTCATCAGTCACTCCTACACAAACGGAGACACCTACAAATACTCCAACAGCAAGTGTGACTCCAACTTCATCTGTCACACCAACTCAGACTGAGACGCCAACAAATACCCCAACACCATCAGTGACGGCAACCGTAACAGCATCGGTTACTCCAACTGCGAGCATCACTCCAACAGTTACTGCTACTGTAACTCCTACATTTACCCCAACACAAACTGTTACTGCGTCTGAGACTCCTGCGGTAACACAAACAAATACACCGACTTCATCTGTTACAGCAACAGCATCGGTAACTCCAACTGCCTCAGTTACCCCAACTCAAACGGTGACTCCATCGGTAACTCAGACATCAACAGTAACACCAACACAAACTGTTACTGCATCAGTTACTCCAACTGCAAGTGTTACACCAACAAGTTCTGTCACTCCAACACAAACACCTACATCGACGGCAACACCGACTCAGACTGTTACTCCGTCAGCAACGTGTCCACAGACAACTCAATATTTAACGGGTTATGTGGTACAAGGTGATAAGATTAGATTGTCTTTATATCAAGATTCTGGATTATCAGTAAATGCAGAATCCTTATGTGATTATGAGGTTAGTGGTTATATGGTTGGTAGTTCAGGATTTACGTATTCTGGTACGAGAACATGGCCAGCTGGAGACCACCAAGTTGAATATAACTTTAATTCTATTCTTCCTCCTGGTGAGGTGATTAGTAGTTGGGGTATTACTAATGTTAACACTTCCGCATGTACCTGTCCTGTTGATGTAATCTTTGTTGCTCCAACTCCGACACCTACACCAACTCAAAGTGTTACGCCTACTCCTACATTAACACCTACAAATACGCCAACTTCATCGGTTACTCCAACACAGACTGAAACGCCAACTAATACTCCTACTGCTTCTGTTACTCCGACAGTGACGGCATCAGTCACTCCAACGGCAAGTATCACACCAACGGTTACAGCAACTGTAACCCCAACATTTACACCGACACAAACTGTGACTGCTTCTGAAACTCCTGCTGTTACTCAGACTAACACACCAACTTCATCAGTTACCCCAACTGCTTCAGTGACGCCGACTCAAACTGTAACACCAACACAAACTGTTACTGCATCGGTTACTCCAACGGCAAGTGTTACACCTACAAGCTCAGTAACCCCAACTCAGACATTGACACCTTCTGTGACTGCCACTATTACTGCGAGTGTTACGCCAACAGCATCTATAACTCCAACTGTTACTGCTACGGTTACACCTACATTCACTCCGACACAAACAGTAACCCCATCAGAAACACCAGGTAGTACACCTACGAATACTCCGACTTCATCAGTCACTCCAACTGCAAGTGTTACTCCAACAAATACTGTTACACCGACTCAAACTGTTACTGCTTCCGTAACACCTACTTCATCGGTCACTCCGACTCAGACTGAGACGCCAACGAATACGCCAACACCTTCAGTGACTGCTACTGTGACGGCATCGGTAACACCAACAGCGAGTATTACCCCAACTGTTACTGCGACGGTTACTCCTACATTTACTCCAACACAAACAGTAACACCTTCTGAAACGCCAGGAGTGACTCCTACATCAACACCAACGGCTACGGTAACACAGACTTCATCTGTCACACCAACGGCATCGGTAACGCCAACTGCTTCTGTTACTCCAACCACATCAAATACACCAACTCCATCGGTAACTGCGACAGTTACTTCAACAGTTACCCCTACGGCTTCAGTTACACCAACATTGACGGCAAGTAATACACCAACAGTGACTCAAACACAAACGGTTACTCCTACTGAAACACCTGTAAGTACACCTACAAATACACCTACTTCTTCAGTTACGCCAACTGCCTCGGTCACACCTACGGCTTCAGTAACACCTACTTCATCAGTTACACCTACACCATCTGTGACTGCAACAATTACTGCGAGTGTAACACCAACGGCTTCAGTTACTCCTACTGTGACTGCGAGTGAAACTCCCACATCTACTCCAACTCAGACTGTTACTCCTTCAGAAACACCTGGTGTGACACCAACAAACACACCTACGTCATCGGTAACTCCGACCTCTTCAGTGACTCCAACTCAAACTGAGACGCCAACTAACACTCCAACGGCAAGTGTAACACCAACTGCATCAGTTACTCCTACATCTACTATTACTCCTACGGTTACTGCGACGTTGACACCGACATCGACACCAGCGGTTACGCCAACAAATACTCCTACACAAACAGTTACACAGACTTCATCTGTAACCCCAACAGCTTCAGTCACACCAACACAAACAGTGACTCCATCATCTTCAGTAACCCCAACACCGTCAGTTACGGCTACGGTTACTGCGAGTGTGACTCCTACGGCTTCGGTTACCCCAACTGTCACTGCAAGTGAAACTCCAACATCTACACCTACTCAGACTGTGACACCTTCTGAGACACCAATATCTACCCCAACGAATACTCCAACTGCATCTGTAACACCTACATCGTCAGTTACTCCAACTTCCTCAGTAACACCAACATCTTCGGTAACGCCTACATCGACTGTTACTCCATCTATTACTGCGACAATCACTCCGTCAAATACTCAAACATTGACACCTACTCAAACTGTAACTGCGAGTGAGACACCAGGGGTGACACCTACAAATACTCCAACATCTTCAGTTACACCAACGGCATCTGTAACTCCGACAGCATCGGTAACACCTACTAACACAAGTACACCAACTCAAACAGTGACATCTACGGTCACTTCGACTCCTACTGAAACACCAACGAATACACCAACTGCTTCGGTGACACCAACTGTGACCGCGAGTGAAACACCTACGTCAACTCCAACACAAACAGTTACTCCGTCTGAGACTCCTCAGGTTACACCGACAAATACTCCTACATCATCGGTTACTCCAACGGCTTCTGTTACCCCAACCGCGAGTGTGACACCAACTGCATCAGTTACACCAACGGCAAGTGTTACACCTACATTGACCGCAACTATTACTCCGTCAAATACACAAACATTGACACCTACTCAGACTGTTACTCCGTCAGAAACACCAGGTTCTACTCCAACAAATACTCCAACACAAACGGTTACTCAGACATCGTCTGTAACTCCAACAGCTTCAGTTACTCCGACTCAAACGGTGACTCCATCATCGTCTATTACGCCAACACCATCGGTTACTTCATCAGTGACTCCGACGGTAACAAATACTAATACACCTACGGGTTCTGTAACTCCAACTGTAACTGCAAGTGAAACACCAACATCAACTCCAACTCAGACGGTAACTCCTTCTGAGACACCAGGTGGTACTCCAACAAATACCCCTACTCAAACGGCAACAGTAACTCCGACACCTTCAATCACTTCTTCTGTGACACCATCGGTAACTCCATCATTGACGGCAACTCAAACACCAACTGTTACAGTTACTCCGTCTATTACTTCAAGTGTTACTCCTACGTATACACCAACCCAAACGGTAACACAAACCGTTACACCTTCAGAGACTCCTGGTGGAACTCCAACATCGACACCTACATCGACACTCACTCCAACACAAACGGCAACTGTAACGTCATCTAATACACCGACACCGTCAAATACAGCAACAATTACACCAACATCTACAGTTACTCAAACACCGGGAGGAACACCAAGTCCTACACCAACTAATACACCATTATCAACCCAAACCCCTACGGTAACTTCAACACCTACTGTTACTCCGACACATACAGTAACTCCATCAACATCAAGTATTTTACAGGATTGTAGTGTATATGAATTAGAAGTTACTAAATTGGGTACGGAAGGATTATTCGAATATTGGTATGATGAGTGTAGTGATACATTATGTGGTACTGTAAGACAGTCACATGGTATTATCTATAAAGTACCGACAACTATTACTATATGTGCACAACAAAATACAGTAATATTCCCACCTCAATATCCAACTTCAGCATATACATTAACAAATATATGTAACAACTGTTGTAGTGGACCTGCAATTACATCAACACCAAGTCCAAGTAATACACCTACCATTTCGGTGAGTCCAACAAATACGCCAACAATTTCGGTAAGTCCGACTAATACTCCAACGATTTCTAATAGTCCGACAAATACACCATCAATCTCTGTGAGTCCAACATACACCCCGACTCCGAGTGTCACTCCAACTGAAGGTGGACCATTCACAGTATTTATGTTTATACCAAACCTTTAAGATATGGATAACCAATTATTAAGAGACCTAACAAAACACTACCATAACATAACCCCTGAGGATGTGGTGGGTGTGACCATTACAAAGAAAACGGTTGGTGGTAAGATGACAGATGAAGATGCAGTTGTTTTTACAGTAAAACAAAAAAGACCATTGGAAGAAATACCTGAAGATGAGTTATTACCATCAGAAATCGAGGTCGACGGGTCAATATTAAAGACGGATGTTGAAGAAGGTGAATTCGTTTTCATGGAGAATTGCCCTTCAGATTTTTATACGTGGATTAATACTCCACCTGCTAATAGAAACCAGATTAGACCACTCCAAGGTGGTATTTCAGTAACAAATTACACTAATTTAGGTAGTTATGTGGGTACTTTAGGGTTTTTGGCGGTAGATACTGAGACTAATTCGTTAGTTGGTGTTTCTAATAATCATGTATTGGTAAAAAATGCGTTCTTAGCCTCTGAAAGACAACAAAGTGGAGTACACACAGATATTGTGAATAATTTTGTGACTCAACCTAATGAAAGTGGTAACAGTGGTCTACAAAACTCGATTGGTCTGGTTAAAAGATATGTACCAATCAGTGGTACTCCTGAATATAACTCTGTTGATGGTGCATTAGCAACTGTAAACCAAAGTGATATTAGTTCAACGACATCATACAGACAATATGGTATGAATGGATGGACTCAACCTTTGGAATTTGCATCTACCGCTGAAATTGATAGTCTTGTTACCAATGGAATTAACTTATTTAGTGCTGGTCGTACAACAGGACCTAAAGGTGAGGGGGATATGAAGTTATTTGCATCATCAGTTGCCGCGACCATAAGTATTCAGTATAATAATCAAGGTGTCAATGAAACCATATACTTCAGTGATTGTATAAGATATTACGCCAGTGCTTCAACAACACCTGCAGGTTCTATATGTCCTTATCCTGTGTATGGTGGTGATTCTGGTTCTGCTTTGGTAGCTGATTTTTCAGGTACAAGAAAGATTGTTGGTTTAGTATTTGCCGGTGCAAATTATAACGGTCAAACTATTTATGGATTAGCGAACCGCATTGACAAAGTTGCCGAGCAATTATCTATTTCCGCATGGACGGGTAATTCTGTTTACTTTTCAGATACAGGGACTACTGAATTACATATAGTAAATGGTCTTAGTGGGGACATAAATTTGGAATTGTCAGGTAACACATACTGGCAAGGTGGAACAAGAACCTAAAATGGTAACAGGAAGAGTAGGTTTTAATGTATTTGGTGAACAACCTGAATGTTGTAATGATATTAAAAAATTATTACAGTGTAATACCAATAATTATTTTTATGTTGATGGAGACCTTTCATATAATACAAATCCAATATCTATTGGGGATATCTTCAGAGCCACATTACAAACACCAAATGGACAGGTAACTCAATGTTTCACTTATCATAGTGATGTTGATGGTTCACCTGACTCCTACGTTATGTCAATCAATGGAGTCTATAATACCTGTGGTGTGTGTGTATCTTCAAATACTCCGAGTAGTACACCGACTCCAACGAATACGGCAACTCCCACAGTAACTCCAACACAAACAGCAACTCCTTCAGTTACACCAACACATACACCAACTATATCTGTTTCTGCGACACCTGGCTCATCACCAACTGCAACTGCTACGAATACTCCGACGGGTACACCAGCTCCTACACCATCTAACCCTCCATCACAAACACCAACCCTTACTCAAACGGTAACTCCAACTGCGTCTATTACACCATCTATTACTGCAAGTAACACACCAACAAATACGGTTACTCCATCTAATACGCCGACTATGACTCAGTCAATGACTCCGAGTATTACACCAACTTATACACCAACTGTTTCACCTTCAGATACTCCTGGTTCAAGTTCAACACCAACACCAACAGCGTCAGAAACTCCTGCGGTAACACCAACAAACACACCAACTGTATCTCTTTCTGATACTCCACCAGTGAGTCAAACACCAACTCCAACTGCTTCAGAAACACCTGCCGTAACCCCAACAAATACTCCATCTGTTTCTGTATCGGATACACCAGGTGTTAGTCAAACACCAACCCCAACAATTTCACGTACACCTGACTCTACACCTACTAACACACCAACTGTATCTCTTTCTGATACCCCACCTGTAAGTCAAACGCCAACTCCAACGGCATCAGAAACACCAGCGGTAACACCAACACATACACCGACTGTTTCGGTCTCAGATACACCAGAAATTAGTCAAACACCAACACCGACAATTTCACGTACACCTGACTTTACACCAACGTATACTCCAACACCGAGTGCCACTACTCCGTGTTGTACGAATTGGGAATTATATGGCGGTACTCGAGGAGCTCAATTTGAAATTGAAGATTGTGATAAATTAACATATTCTTTGTTTGTAAATGGACGTGAAAGGGTTAATGTGTGTGCGGTTAGTGCTGATATAGTATCAGGTGATGGTGCGAATGTTTACGCAGACCCAGGTTGTGTATGTCTTTCACCAACACCGACACCTACACAGTCTCAAACTGCCACACCAACATATACACCGACTCAAACACCAACGAATACTCAGACACATACACCAACACCAACTCAAACACCAACGATAACTTCATCTATTACACCATCAACCTCTCAGGGTGTGCCACAGAATGTCTTTGTATATGCATCTTGTAGTTCAAATACTATGATTGGTCAAGATGTGAGTGTTGGTCCGATACCTTATAATACATCATTCTCATATCAAGGTTCATGTTGGTATTATGTTGGTATGTTTAGTAAACCTTATACTCCGCCACAAGGACAGACTTATTCAACGTCTTCGACTAATGTATTTGGCAGTCCTTCAATCTTCTATGTAAATTGTACGGGATGTAATAGTAGTTTGACCACACCTACACCTGTTTGTAGAGGTGCGAGTAACATAAACGTAGAGAATGAATATATGACTGACTTCATTTGGGGTTAGTAAATAAATAAGTATTATGGCAGAATCCGCAAGAATTAAGATAACATGGACGACCAGTACTAATGCTGTGTCTTATAAAATTTATAGGTCAGATAGTAGTAATGGACCGTGGGTTTTGAAAGCCACTGTTGCTCCTTATGTTGGGACGTGGTATGATATGGATGTTGACCCATCTCCATTCAGAACTTATTACTATCAAGTAGAAACTACCTGTAGTAATGGTAGTACAAGTATTATTACTGGTGATGATATCTGTCAGAACTGTCCGACTGAAAATCAAGCGTCTATTTTTGCATTAAGAGATACTGTATTCGATTATGTTATGAGTGCGGAAGGACCTATACCTGGTGTATCTCAAGTACAATATTATGATGTCTTAAATGACTATCTTAATACTAATTACAATGCAAGTAAAACTGTAACACAAAATTCTTTATTAGTATCTAATGACGGTAGTGGGTTAGGGGAAGGAAGAACTTTATTTTGCCACAAATGTGGTAAAGATATTGTTGACTTAACACCTAATTCTCCAAAAGCTGAAACGTCTTATATGAAAGTATCGACAATGGCTTCAATGTTACCTACACCGCCGGCTGCGTTTGGTGGTAGTTCATTACCTCAGGCAAGTAAGTATACTGGTCCCGTAAATTATTGGGGGTATGAATGGAATCTTGGTACTTATACGACGAGAAAGGCTACTTCAAGTGATGCTTTAATTAGTGGAGGTTACTATGATAGGGTAGTTTTTGGTATTAATCAAAATGATGGTGATTATAATTATATGGTTCCGTATTTAGGTGGTGCTCTTTATTTTGAACCTGTTTATGGTAAAATATCTAACTATCCGAGTAATAGTTCTACTGCCAGTCGTACCTTTGTTAATTATAACTTAGGGGGAGCCCCGTTTGTTGATTCAAATGGTAATCAAATATATAATTCTTCAGGGAATAAAGAATTTTGGACGTTCAGGTCCATACAGTTACCAAAATACGCGAATCCTATTATCACAACCAGTTATAATTCATATCAAGATTTTTCGAGTGCTTTAGAACTGATACCGTCAGGTGGAACCTCTAATTGGTACATTGCAATTATCGATGGCGATTTGTGGAGTGGTAATCCGAATAATCCATATAGTAAGTGTGCGTTATATATCTATAATATATTTAGGGTACCTGATTTTGATGGTTTCGACTCTATTACCGGTAATAGAGTCTCTTATGGTTTCAGTATGACAGCTGCTATGGATAGTTTTGGATGGACTGATACTTCTAACAGTTCTTACACTATCGGTTACAGTGTTCGTACACAAAACAGATATTATAATGGTAATTGGAATGAAATGAAGCATTCCCCATATGGTAATTATTTTAATGATGGAAACGACCTAATCATCAAATTTTTCCAAAAGTAATTTTATAAAAGATATTTATAACAATAATGAGTGATACAGTAACAAATAATAGTTGTGGAGTTTATACGGTTTACCCGTTAGGGGTAAATTGTGTGACTACAGATTCGAGTACTGGTGTGAATGGTTCAATGGAAATATTCATCACTGGTGGTACTCCTCCATATACTATTGAATGGTCTACAGGTGCAAGAGATGTCACAAAAATCTTAAATGTTGTACCTGGAACATACACAGCAACGGTTACTGATTATTATGGTGATTTTACGGATATTGCGAGTTGTGTGGTTGCAGGTCCACCACCTGCATTAAGTCCATCACCAACACCAACTCCAAGTGCGACACCAAGCCCAACATACCCATCTACAGTATGTTTAACTAAAAATCAAGAATCTTACGACCAGTACGAATTTGACTACCAAGGTATTATCAATGGAAAACCATCATGGAGTGGTTCATCTTTTGATATTGTATATAATACGTCACAATCAAGATGGGATGTTAGTGGATTCACACCAGGATACTTAGTTCAGAATAGTAATAAAAATATTCCAACAGGAACGTGGAACCAATTAGGTTCGAGTTTTACATGGTTATTGAATACTGGCACTTGTGTGACTGTTGGATTAAATGCCACCGTGACGAAGACGGATGAAACATGTGTTGGTTCTAATAATGGTACTGTCACTGTAAATGCGTGGGGTGGTGTAGGTCCTATTGTATACTCATTAGATGGTGTGACTTATCAAAGTTCTGCGACGTTTACAAACTTACCTTCAGGAAATGGTACGGTATATATCAAAGATTCTAACAATACTGTAATCACAAGAAACTTTACCATTGGTTCGGGAAGTAATGCTACTGTATATACGTTACAACTTACTACATCGACAAGTACAAATAGTAATGCACAATTATACAAATCTAAAACAGTGAATTGGACAGCGTCAGTGACACCTGCATTACCGAATGGGGTATCTGTAAGTGGTAAGATTATTATCACAAACTTCTTTACTGAATATTATACTTCTACTCAAAATGCCACATTCACCTCAGGTAGTACTACATCAGTAAGTGGTGCAGCATCTATAGACGCTACCAATGAATCACTGAGTACAAGTAGTGGTCAAAGGTCTTGTGGTGGTTCTTATGTGAATGGATGGAATAATTCAGGGTTTACTAAAACACTTGATATTACAATATCAGGAGGTACTGTAAGTGGTGTGGATACATTCACAGTATCGAATTTATTACCTCGTGATTCGTCTTGTCCTGTTTATGGGTATAATTACTATAGTGTCGGTGTACAAAACGTAACAATAAACGGAACGAGTTGTGGTACTGCAACAGGTAGTGGTGGTACTAATCAAGACGTATCAACGAGTCCATTTAACTAAAATAAAAAGAACCAATAAGGTATTTATAAACATATGGGATACATTATAAAAGATACTTCAGCATTAATTAACTCAGTAATTACTGACGCCGGTCGTAGAGCTATCTCACGAGGAGATTTTAACATCAGTTATTTCCAAGTGGGTGATAGTGAAGTTTGTTATGATTGTATCGAAAATGCAAACCTTTCATCGTTGGAAGTCTTATCACCTGCGTTTAACGCTCAGAATAAGACTTCAATCCCTGAAAAAAACCAATTGAATATCAAATATCCTTTGTATATTGATTCGAGTAAAACATCATTCTTTGGTATTCCATTCTCTAAACCTGAAGTTGATGAAATCTATAATAGTGCGGCTCCGAGAGGGTTCTTCACAGGAACTACAGGTTCTTTTTACCACCAATCATCTTCAACTTATGTGAAGTCTTCTAATTGGATTGTCAACTTAGCCAACTTGAATTCAGGTAAAACATTTACCGCATCATTCTCTAATTGTGGTACATCATTTTCTGCTGATACTCAAGCCGGTGATTATGTTGCTATTTGGATGGATGGTTCAGCCGATTGTAACGAGTGGTCAGGAAATTTCCCAATGTTAGTGTATAGAGTTGAAAGTATTAATGGTTCAACACAAGCAACATCGGGTAGTATTACTGTTGAGGTAGATAGAGACTTACCTGATTTTTCAAGTATGTCATTAAATGGTAATGGTAGATTATACTTCTTCCCATCAGAAATGACTGAGATTTATGATTCAAACACTCCACTATCTTACATCCAAGCTCAAGATTTGAATTTTGAAACAAACTGTACTACAGGTGAAGATGTTAAAATATGGAATATGAACATTCCGTGGACTGAGTCACCAGCCGGTTTTACAATCAATGACTTAGGGTTTAGTTACTTCGGTTCAACAGGATACACAGGTACCAAAGAGTACTTAGGGTACCATAGTGATAGTGGTCAGACAGATTCTGATTCGACTTATTATTACAATTCTTTCAGTGAGAAGGTTAATGTTAAACCATCAGACCAAAAGTCTATTGCTATTATCCACTATACTAATAACGCCATTGATAATTTCTACGGTGAGAAATTAGCCCAAAAGAATAGAGATACATCAAAGACATTGGCAAGTGATACAGGTGCCGCACGTAACTTCAACTTAGATATTCCATGGTTGATGTGGCATAAATCAACAGGTGGTACAATGGGTGAAACATTCTACACTGACCCTGCTGGTTATGATACGTTAGGTTTGTTCACACCTCACTACATAATGTCGACACCTAATTCAAATATGAATGACCCAGGTATTAGATATTACCACTTATGGGATACGAACACAGACATCAATGGATATCCAAACAGAGTGGGTAAGGTCTTCCCTGATTTGAAGATTGTTGTAATCGATGATGAAGAATTAGTTGCGGCATTAAACTACAAATCAAATAGAAACTGGACATTACCAGCACCTAAGTTAGGGTATATTTCACCAACTAACTCTGACTCAGTTACAACAGGATATCAGGGTATCTTAACCGGTTCTAACGAAACATTGTGGGTCACATATAGATTTAATAATACTGCATTTACTGACTCGTTACACTGTAACTACTATATTACTATTACTGGTGAGGAAGCGGGTTGTGGTGACGGTACAAGCAAAAACGTTACTGTAAGTTTCGGTCCTGAGTTTCCATTCTTAAATGATTCACCATCAGGCAACCCAGATGGTTTTAGTGCAAACAAATTGGTTATGTTGGTACAAAAGACTACGACAGGTTCGAGACCGACTCCTGAAAATTGGAAGGAGATTGATATGACATCACAAATTTCGGGTATCACTTCAGGTTCTTACATCTCTGAATCTAATATGGCGTCCAAAACATTCCAAATCACAAAAGAAAATTATGACGCAGGTTCTTCTTATGTATTAGAGAATTATATTGATATTCCACAGACGGGTGACTCACAGTTAAACTTCGGTGATGAGTTCTTCTTCTACGGAACATTAAAGTCCGATATCGCAGCCACAATATATGTAATGAACTATCAAGTCAACTTAGGTCAGACACAATTTTTAGATAGTTCGAATCCTACATGGACAGGTAACTCACCTTATGTTACCGAAGTTGGACTTTATAATTCGGACAAAGACCTTATGATTATGTCTAAGGTACAATCCCCTGAAAAGAGAGTGGGGGTACAACAGTACACGATAAAGTTCGATTTCTAAGAAATATGAGAAACAATTTGAAGAATACTCCAAAGGTATTGGGGTTAGACATTTCAACCAAAACTATTGGTTGGTCACTATTTGACATTCAAACACAAAAGTTATTGGAATTGACCCACGTATCACCA